GTGAAGGTCGTCCAGCAGCTCCTCGGACACAAGACTGCGACCCTCACCCTGGACCGCTACGGGCACCTGTTCGCGGACGATCTCGACACCGTTGCGGCCGCTCTCGATGCGGCCGCGGAGGCTTCGAGTAAATCTCCTGCGTACCCTCTGCGTACCCGAGATGGTTTCGAAGGTCGACCCACCCTGCGCGTAGTGCGTTGAGCTGCACCGATCTTGTGCCCCCAGTCGGACTCGAACCGACACTTGACGGATTTTAAGTTTGCTCTTCTCGACATTTGCCAGAATTGACAAAATTGGGGACATTTACAAACCGTTGGAGCTCAACATAATTCGTCTTTGTACGCTTGGCTCGATTGGCTGGTTTCAAACACGCTGCGTACCCACTGCGTACCGAAGCGCGTTCAGCACTCAAGCAGGGGCCCGACACATATCCGTTACGACCGGTCCGTCTGGTTTGATTCAGGCATGAAGAAGACCTTCGCCGCGGTCGCGGCCATTGGAGTCGCGCTACTTGCGAGCGGATGTTCATCGGAGCCAGCAGGACCCAGCGCCGAAGAAATCCGCGCACAACAATGCGCCGGGTTCGCGGAACTCACGCCCGGATACCTCGAAATGCAAGAAGCGTTAGACATCATGGGAGACAAAAACGCGACATCCAAAGAACACGCTGACGCCATGTATCGGAGCATGCAACTCAGTAGCGACAAAGGTCGACGCACCAAACCATATGACTGCGACGTAGACACCAAGTACTTCGCGGAATACATCGCGAAATGAAAGGCGCAACATGAAGGTTGTCGTAGGTTTCGTAGCCGCCCTCATCGCGCTCGTCCTCATCAAGAACGTGTTCCTTGCGATCGCCGGAAACTGGCTCACAATCCTGCTTGTCTTCGCCACAATCATCGCCATCGTTTTCATAGGAACATTCGCGAAAACCTTCATCGACATCAACCGAGAAGGACGCAAACTCGCGAAGCAGCAACGAGCCGAACTCCTCGCGAGAGCCATCAACCAGAACACCGCATATCTGCAAGGTCATGAACGAGGCGTCTACGGGGACTACCCACCAGAGAAACTTGACTAGACCAGTCTCCAGCTGGTTCCAGTCGGAGTAGCTAGGATGTGATTCGGAACGCTCTTTGCAGAATCATTACTCAAGTCGAATACGTGTCTGGTCTTCTAGATCACATGAGATTAAAGATCGTCGTCGCCGCGGCACTCTCGCTGAGCTTCTTCACTGCCGGATGTGGAGCGTCAGACTCTCCCGACTCAGAGCAGTCTCAAGACTCGGTCGTTCAATCCACGAGTCCGACAACCGAAGCCAGTCCGATCCGAAAAAAGGCGATTGACGAAGAGGCTGGTGCCGGGTGCACTGACAGTGCTGATCGAGAAACGTGCGACGTTCGATTCACCATCACCTCAATAAGCAAGGGTGAAGCATGCTCGGCCTACTCCACCGGCACTCTTGACCCGTTGCCTGTGGATCATGAAGTACTCCGTTTCGATATCGACGTTGAGACAGCAGCTGAATTCAGCTATCCACAGTCCAGTGGCGTCCTGCTCACGCAGTACTGGAGCGTGGTCGGCCCGGACGGTTACATGGTGAAGGATCCCAATATCGCTACCGGCTGTGACGTCGACGCAAACGTCGTCTACAAGTTCCTCGAGCCAGGTACGAAACAGAGGTCGAGCGTCCCCATCATCGCGCCGGTCGGCGCGACAACGCTGCGCCTCTCCGAGCAAGGTCACGGCTGGGAATGGGAGATTCCTGCAGCAGCCGAAGCGCCGCCGGCCGCCGCCACACCACAGGTTGAATCCTCCGCCGCACCCACGATTCAAGAGTGGACACCAATAACAACCACCGTTGCGCAGAACCCAGTCGACAGTCGTCCCAACCCTTACCCGAACTCGCAGGACTCATTCGGCCGAGATACGGGAACAAGCGGGGCAACCTTGGTCGGGTGTGGCGATTGGAGTGAGTACCAGCCAGGTACAGGCATCTACTCGGACGGCTCTCTGGACTACGCCGCGCAGTGCCTACCCGGCGGTTCAATGGCCCCGAACTAGGCCCATTGACGATTCAATGCCGAATGCGTTTCAGACCAGTAGCGCCAGGATGATCCAGCCGACAGACAGGATTCCGAACATCATGCCGATCTGATCGAGCAGTCGACGGTTCTCTCCGCTCTCGACGAGCAAGGCCGCGATCCGGAACGGCAAACACAGGGCGCCGGCCACGATCGCGCCAATGGCAATCCACCAATCGAAAGACACTCCACCAACCCAGTTGCGACTCCCCTGACGTTCGACAGGTAATGGGATAGTAATGTATCCGAGTACCCTTTCCTTGCCAGGTCCGGGTGCACGGCTCACCGGAGCAGCTGTCACGCGCCAATCCGGTGAGCCCTCGATTGCGCGACACTTCCTGTCGTGTCGCGTTGGGGCCCGCCCCTACCTGAGGGGATGGGGGGTGGGCCGATCCAGTTCACATGAGAGGCGGAGGGCCGTTGACCAACCTCGACAACGACATTCCATCCCAGCCCGCGGAAAAGCAGTGGACGTGGGTATCCCTGACCGTGGCGGCGATTGCGCTGGCCATCATCATCGCCGTTCTCTGAACCGACTTCTGGTGAGGCACCCCACTCACCGAAAGTAAGGGTTTGGTAAAGTTTTTTTCGCATCTCGACTTAGCCAGTCAGGTGCACTGGACCCGCCGGTCGCCCCAAATCCTCCGGCGGGTCCTCACAATTCGCGTGCCGATTCCCTTGTCCGTTCCGGCACGTACGGTCTACCCAGCCAGGCAGGGGTGGGTAGACCACGAAGACTGCGTGCACGCTCTGATCGGCGATCTGCACGCACGGCCCGCCCGGCTGAGTGGTGACGGGCGGGTCACCAGAACTGCGCGTTGACGGGGGATCAAGGGCTCGTCACCGCGCACGGCCCCGCCGCGTGCCTAAGGCCCTCACCTGGGCGGCGGGGTCGACAAGACTGCGCATCGGAACTCGCATCGGTCCGAAGCGCATGGCGACGCCACCAAAACTAAAAGGCCCCGCCAGGCGTGACGCGACCGGGCGGGGCTGACCATCTCAACTATGGAGCAATTAGCTCAGCGCCTGTGAAGTACCGAGCGTGTGTCGACATCAATGCTTCGAGAGAGTCGCTGGTGAGGGCGACGATCTCAACATTGGAATCGGTACGATCGGACTCCAGCTTCAATCTGCGCAGCATTGCCTCACGAGCATCGTCGAACTCGGTGACCCGCCGATCGCGCGTCTTGCGGTTGAACTCGATGACATAGTTTGGCATGACTAGACCTCCTCTAGATCCTCGATCATACGACGCAGCCTCCGCATCTTCACAAGATAGTTCTCATGAGAGGTGAATATCGCCTGGCGCTCACTCTCGGCATCGACCAGAACCTGCTGCAACTCAATGAATTCGGCTCGCTGAACCGGGTCCGGTGTGGTCTGGATTACCTTCGCAATTCGGTCGGGTGGCAGTGTCTGGGCAAAATGGACCATCATCACTTTGTGTTCAATCGCGGCTAGCTCAAAGGACAGCTGGTGGAACGCTTCGACAACCTCCTGCGCCCCCGGGACGTCAGCTTCTTCGCCATAGCGGATCCCTCGGCCAAGATGATCCCCCAGCCGTTCATACGCGTTGGCCCACTCGCTTTGACCTTCGGTTCGGATCTGAACTTCCACTCTCCCCGCAGGGAGTCGCAACCAGAGGTGAAAAGCGCGATATCCGCTGTGTGGGGTGGACCGAAGATCTCGAAATCCACGTTCATCCACATCGAAGTATTTCCCGAGCGCCTCGGCCAGCTGCGTCTGCTGAGCGGTATTGAAATTGCCATCGATTCGAACACCGGCGAGATCTTGGATCACATCCAGGGTGATGCTGCTTCGCTCAAGTTTCTGTATCAAAGTGTCTACGGTTTTTCCGCGAGATGTTACATGGCAGGTGATGTCACCGTTGTTCCAGTTCACGTTACTGATCGCTCCGCGCAGGACGCGCGCAACCTCAGCAGCCAACTCGTGGTGCCAAAGCATGACGGAGTCGTAATCTGGACAATTTTGCGGCACGGTCCCGTCCGACAGAAGCGCATAGCCAAGTTTCTTTAGCTGACGCTTCGACCACGGAAGCTTGTCGTTGATGAGCATTCTTTTACGATATCGGCAGGGCGGTTGTCGCGACTCATTTCAAGCCTCGACCCCACCTGCAATCGTCATGTCTGCAGTTCGATTCAGAGCCCGCCGGCAAGACTGTGAAAGTCTCGCACCGACTGACGACTTTCATGCAGTGAGTTTGGACCTTCACAAGCTTAGGACCCTAAGGGTCTGAGGGCACAGCTCGGTCCGGACGGCATCCACTCGCAAACCCGGTGAGCCAACCAAGACGTGAACCGTCCATTGCCCGCTGAAACCTTTGAAGTGTTTACCACCCTGGAGTTGCAATGGCATCGCTAGCCACCACGATCAATCAGGAACTGCAGGCAGGCCCGCCAACTGGGCCCACACGTCAAACGCCCTCAAGCGACAAAAGGCCCCGCCCAATCCAGTGAAGGATAGGCGGGGCTTCTTGGTTCTCTATTCGATCTAGACCTTGCTTCGAAGGCTCTTAATTGACATGAACATACGGTTCGAATCTTCGATGTCAAGGAAGCCCGCATCAGAGTAAAACTTCCGGATGCGCTCGGTTTGAGGAAGGTCGCCGTCGATCAGCATCGGATCGACGACGAAGTACCGCCCACCCGCGACGTTCGCCGCTTGAACGGTTTTGACCATCGCCTCTACGAGAAGCTCAGAGCCGTGATCCGTCCCTTTCAGATCCAGGTGCCTCGCCAATTTGCAGAGCAGATACCCAGGATGCCCATCGTCTCGGCTCCCTCCAACCTCCTCGACCGTTGTCGGACAGAGGGTGAAGTAGCCCCGGATTTGTAGATCAACGTCGCCAGTTTCGACTGATACATGGGTGCGGGAGAGGCCCCCGCTGTGAGCAGCGAGGGCCTCTTTGCAAAGCCAACGATCTAGTTCGTCAACACCACATGTGAAAAATCCGTTGTCATGCGATCTTTCAATTTGCTGGAACAGGAAGGTCAACGGGCGCGTAGCCCAGCAGCACGGTTCGCGAGCATACGCTCCATGCGAGGACTCAACGGCGTGTCCTGCGATGCCATGCGAGTGAACTGCGAGGACGGGACATACGTAACGTCAACACCCGAACCGGATGTCTTGAAATCCTTCGACTTCGACATGATTCGACACCTTCCTTAAATAAGCTTCCCAGCTATGTTTCCCCTAGTTTGCAGTACTTTGCCATAGTTCGCAATGTGAGTTTGGCAGTATTGCTTGACAAGTATTACAAGCTGCACTTGTAGATTCAGGCACACCGAACGTGCCTTCGAAGCGTCACTGTGACGGATCATTCGCGTTGCATTGGGCGGTTCCTGAAGCGTCACACACGCCAGAACCGCGCCGCTTATGCCCTGTCTTGCCAGGTCAGGCACATAAAGAGACAAGCTGGGACCGGCGCGATGTGAAAACCCTCGAAAGATCGAGCAAGTTCGTACACAGGTTTGATCCGGCGATCACTTGGGAACCTAGTGCTTGCTGCGGCGACTTCGTGGGCGCGAGTCCGCCGCGCTGGCCCGCCTCCCGGCTGTCGACTCGCCGGGGGTGGGCCCTTCCCGTTTGGAAGCAGTCGGGCCGGCTGGGGACGGCCCGACTGCGCGCACCTATACCAGGCGAAGGTGAGTTCTCATGCCGGCTATCTGCTTAACCAGCACGTCTCGATGCTCGGAGTATCGCTGAATCGCGTCACGGTCACCTGCGAGCCGAGCTCGCGCCAACAAAAACCGACAATCGTCCAGTTGATCTCGAAGAGTCATCATCACCATCACCTCCGATCCGTTTGTGTAGGTACTCCTACACAGTCACATCGGCACGCGCGCCGCGCATGCGCCAAATTGCCTACAGATGTACCTATTTCCCACTCCGCAGAGCGCAATTCCAGAGAGTGAGAGCAACCGACTTTCCCGGCTCCGGCAATCGTTCGGTAAAGTTCCGCCCTGCATCCGACTATTCAGCTCGGGATGCACGCCTCACCTGTGATGTCGTCACACACAATGCAGGTGAGACACCTAGTCTGCGTGCTGTCGGGGATGTACTTGTCGGCACGCTCGGTCCGCCGGGTTGAACACCTAACCTCGACTCGGCGGGCCTCCCAGGAACTGTATGTCGCTTTCCGTGGCGGTCGGTGGCATGCACGGCCCACCGGGGCAACATTCAGTCTTGAGCCGGTGGGCCACCTTCATTCCGAACCGATGGAGGAACAATGGCTCTCGGCGAGATTCCAGAGAACCTGAGCGATGATGACCTGTGTGATTGCATCGAGAAACTGCAAGAATCCGCCGCCGATGCCTACAAACAAGAAAGCGCGGTAGAGCTGGAGGAATGGGTTCGAATGGGCGAACGATATGCGTCCGAAGCCAGACGGCGTGGTCTTGCCCGAGGAGAGTGTGACCATCCTTCAGCGCTGCAGGTAAGTGAGCTATCCCAGGTGCTGCGCATAGATTCGGGATAGTTCAACATGCGAGTATCTGTAACTTCACGAAGACTGGTATTTGACACCGAGTGCACATAGTCTGCGACTGCAGCACCGGGGTTTCAGTCGAGTCCTGGTGTCGCACAGCCTCGCCGGGGCGCAAGTCACTCTGTAGATCCGGCGAGGCCCCACGAAGCTGCGCGTCGACGGGAAATCAAGGGCTCGTTTGCGCGCACGGCCCACCGGCTGCTGACACTCACATTCACTTCGGTGGGCCACCCCGAATGCGTGCTGGGTACCGCGAGGTGGCGGCTTCGGCGCGCATAGACCCGCCGCGTTGGACCCCTATTCCGACGTGGCGGGTCACCCGAACTGCGCGCCTCATCCTTGGTCGGACCTGGGGCGCGCACGGCCCGTCGACACGGTGGAACAAGTCGACGGGCCAACTTGCACTTCGGCGGTTTGACGGATCTTTCCCGGCACCCCTGGATCGAATCGCGGTGCGGTTCTATCGTGGATATGCCGGGTTGCGCAGGCAGCTCGACACGGTAAATCGGTCTCTGCATCGCGAAGTGGAGGCGTTCGACACCCCCGACCCAATCGGCTTCCCCGGTCGGGGGTTTGAGCGGGCGGCGATATGGCTATCACCCGAGCGCGGCGGTTGATCTTTGGACGCGGGGTCTGCCGCACCGGCCCGCCTACCGGGTGTCGTTGCCCCCGGGGGTGGGTCGCCCGAAACTGCGCACCGTCTAGTGCAACGGTTCGGTGCGCACGGCTCATCGACAGTGCGCTCGTAGTCCCGCTTTGTCGGTGAGCCCCCGAACGGAGAATGGGCCCTCCAGACCGAGGGCCGTTGGTCCTGACAGGTGACCGAAGAGGCCAAACCCTGGACCAAACCGTTCGGGCTGTTTATGGTCGAGGTGTCGGGCCCGACACCAGATGCGTGCCCGGCGCGGATAGTGGGTCCCCGTGCTGTGTGCTCAACACGGGGACGTTTCACCTCGTAGAGCCCCCGGCGCGCGATTTCTTACGGTCGGGGGCTCTCACCAAAGGGTACGCCGAGTTGGTATATCCGCCAGTAACACTCACCGGCGTGATGTCATCCCGATTGTCGTCACCGAAGGCCGAATCAGCCTCATCGTCCCCAGTTCCGGAATGTCGGCCGGAGTTATCCGTCAGATTGATCATGTGGGCGTGTGCACCGCCGCCTGCCCAGCCGACTACCAGATACAAAGGAACGCATCCGTCTCATCGGAACTTCCAGAGCCACCTTGTCGACATCCCCACCTACTCTCGGTACCGCGGGGGCGGGGCGTAAGGGAAGACCAACTCGGCCCTGCAATCTGGCATTTTGAACACGGGAATTGGATATCATTTCATTGCTGCGGCGATTCTGAGTGGTCAGTTCGGCCGCGCAAGGTCTGCCCTCCGGCTGTGCACTCGCCGGGGGTGGGCCTCACCAACCCCTCGCGCCGCGAGTTGAGCCATAGACACTATGGACGCGCTGGCGAAGTCCCTACCTGGTACTTGAGCACCGTATGCAACCACCAATCGTGGTTCGGCCCGTGCTTGAGAAGTAGTATCGCTCGTGCACGTTCGCCTTTGCCGGCTCGACGTGCGCGGCCCGCCTAGGTGTTACTGACGAACACTGTGGGCGGGCCATCCGGCGAATGAAGAAACTCCGTCCACACGGACAGGAATCGGCGGCCCTCCCGCGTCTCCCACAGTCCGGCGTCGAATCTCATCGAGAATCTGCTTGTTCGACAATTGCTGCAGCGACATTCTTGTCGGCGACAACGGCACGTTTTCTTCTTCAGTCATGAACCCCGCGGCGATCAACACTTCCTGCACGGGCGCATCGAACAACGCTGCGACGCGCCTCAACACTTGCGGGGTCGGTGATCGCGAGATCCTCGTCCACTGAAGCATCTGCGATGGATAGACACCCAGCGCCCGAGCTGCCTCCTCGGGGCTCTGATAGCCGCAGGCCGCGATCTGGTCACGAACCCAAGCTGCGAATCCTGACGACATAGGTGTCATTTTCCCACGGAGTTTCTGAACATTCGCGCAGCGAAACACTTCGAGAGTTGCGCAGCCGGATCAGTAATCCCCATGCCCTGTGTATGAATTGGGGATAGTTCAACACTCAAGTATCTGTGACGCCGCGAAGACTGGTATTGGAACCCTCGGATCCGTAGATTTTCCTCGGCGGCATCGCTCGAACCCCCAAACTTCGAGTATGGCGTAGCCCTGGCGGCGCGGTCCCCCAGACAGCCGGCAGGGCACCACAAACGGTGCGCCGCTTCCGCCTCGGTTCTCGGCGCATCCCGGGGCCGCCAGCGTGCTGATCACACACTCGCTGGTGGCCCTTTTAGCACCCCTGGATCTTGAAAATGCCCGAGGCGATTGAGGTTTGACCTTCCCCTCATGCGGTAGACAGCTGCCGCGGCAGCTCGACGCCGGTAACACGGTCAGCCACTCTGCTCAGTCCCGAGCTGACAGCGCTCGCCTCGATCGCGCCGACTAAGATCTTTCACGGGTCGGGTCCCGGACAGCGAGAGTTGTATTAGCTGATGACGAACGGTGCATACTGCACGCAATGCCGACGCTGCAGCAGTGTGGTGTACGACGGCCCATGGATCTCGCCGGCCGAACGGCTGAAACTGCAGCAAGATCACCGAAGCTCCTGTCCTGCAGCCGTCATTCCGATCCGAGAGCCACTCTCGACATCGTCTCGGGTTACTACTGCGCACTCACGGATCACCCTCCCCGTCTAATTGCGGCCGAGGGTGAAGTCGGAGATGAAAAGGCCCCAAAGTTACGATATGGCTACCGTTGCAGGTATGGTCGGATTGTAAACGTATAGCGATACTGTTGTTCGTTTACCAGCCCCGACGGTCCCCTATCTTGTGTGGCCGTCAGGGCTGCCCTGTTACGGAATGAAAAAGCCCGGGCCTAGTTACTGTCGGCAACTATCTGCGACCGGAACCTGCAGAATCTAACGGCCTCGAAACGGAGATGTCGTGAAACGAAAAGCGCTTTGCCTCACAACCGGAGCTCTCGTCATCGCCTTCGTAGCCCGATCACTCGGTTCACTGGCCGCGGCTCAGCCCTTCGGCGTACCTCTCGGGCACCGCCTCGTCCGATGAAGACCTAACAGAGCCCACCCACCGCAGCTGCGGGGCCAACAAACGCGGCCCAGTTTATTCGGCCCATCACGCCGTATGAAACAGCAAAAGGGCGCCCCCACCGAATCCCGGTAGGGGCGCCCTTTTTTACAGAACGGCGAAGCCGCTTCGCGTGTAGATAGTGGTTCCGAACTGGCTGATTCGGTTGTACTGAACCTTCACCCTGTCCCCGGCGGCCAACGGGTAGCTGACTGCAGTTCCGCCGCGAACGTCATAACCCCCGATATCGGAACTGGTATTCACCACATTGTCATTCACGAGGATTCGGATTGCAGACTTATTATCCGAACGACAGTTCACATTGGCTGTGAGGATAGCGCTCGGATGGCTCTTCTGAACTACGAAGGAAGTGCCATCCATGACGGTGCCAGGATTGGGGGTAAACACGATGTCGGACCATCCCACGGGCGGAGTTTGATCGATCTCAGTGCCGCCAATAGCTACGGGCTGATCCTCCGCCGAGATGGTCATCATCGTCCGATTGGCCACAACTGTTGTAGCGAAAGCCCCGGACTGATTCCGATATCCCAGGGTCAGCACATCTCCGACTGCAAGGGTCGTGTTGGCCATCCCCATCAGTTGAAGAGCGCCGTTGTAGTTCACCGACCCTGCCGACTCAGTGCCAATCAACGTGCCGTTCTTGTAAATACCGAGATAGGCGGTGTTGTTGGAGGTCGTGGTGAAGTGCCCAGTGAACCCAATGCGGACGGGACCAGACGTTGCACTGACAACGCCGTTGCCCTGAACCACTGTTCCCGGAAGCCCTGGGTTGGCGATCATTCCGGGGATGGTCACCGTTGCCACTGTCGATGTCTGGAAGTTGGCGCCGAGGATGATGCCTGTGGGCGTGAAAGAGCTGAACAGAAGCTTCCACTCTGTCCCCGTCCAGAGGTGAGACGACGTGACGTTCTTCCACTCGGAGCCAGTCCAATAGGCGCGTTGCGTGATCTTCTTGTACGAGTTCCCGTCCCAGGTGTGTGCAGACATCGGCTACTCCGTCACGTGGTAGATCGCGCCCGTTATCTGGCCAGTCGTCGGCAGTGCAGTAACGATCTGGTCGAGGTCACCACGCCTCGCGGTCGCCGACGTCGTACCTAGCACGAGGTTCGAATTGCCGGTTCCAGCCCCGATCGCAGCTCGACCCGCTGCTTGGTCGACGGCCCGCATTGATGCCCGGCCCACGGCGGATGCATCTGTGATGTCGGCCGAGGAGGTGTCCACCGCACCTGTTCTTCCGTTCACCGAAGAGACCGGCGAGGTGGGATAGGTAGCTTCCAGCCAGTTCGTCGGCACTGATGCCGGATTCGCGATCAGGCGGAAATCTGTACCTCGATCACCACGTGTGCACCAGTCACCGCGCTCGCCACCGAGAGCGATCATTCCCGCCTCTGAATAGGTCACACCGCGAAATGACGCGCGGGCTTCGGCTGGGATCTGTGCGGCGAGGATCTTGCCCGCGCCGTCGAGGTCCGCTTTGGTGGCGAGTTTCGCTGTCAGACCGGTGACTTGAGCTTCGGAATGAGTGTGCGTCGTCGAGGCTTTGTCGTCGAGTGCACCTTGGAGACCGGTGACATCTGCGACAGGGTGGGAGTGCGCGGTCGGCGGGCGGGCATCAGTCAGTCGCGAGTCGCCCTCCTGCACTGACGTGTCCGCCTTGTCGAGCGAAGTCTGTACGCCTAGTGAAGTCTTCGCCTTCGTGACCGCTTCGTCGGCGAGCTTCGGTGTCGTGACCGCGCCATCGAGCACAGCACCCGCGATGATGCCCTCGGCCGCATCCTCGGCCCGCTGCGCTTGCGTCGTCGCGTCCGTGACCGCCTGCTGCGACAGTTCGCGTTCGGTGACGAACTGCGCGCCGTACTGCTCGAGAGTCTGGTCGACCAGGTTGGCCGTGTTCTCGATGCCGGTCTTCGTCTGATGGACATCGGTCTGAATCTCCTCGACCTCGCCCTTCGCTGTGACTACGACGTTGAGCGCCTCGGCGACAGTCAGGCGGTCGGCTGCGACTGCGGAGGCTGCGGATTCAACTGCCAACCGATCCTGCGCCACCCGTGCAGCATCCTCGGCGACGTCTTGGATTCCAGCCGCGATCTGCTCGGACCGTTCAGCGGCAGACTCGGCACGCCCGGCCGCATCGTTGGCCTCAGCAATCGCAGGAACAGGAAGTGTGATGTCTGGTCCCTGCGACATGTCGAAGACAAGGCTGTCGCCGGACAGGGAGATGCCGTCGACGCTTCTGCCCGCAGGTCCAGGAACCGTCGAATCCTTCCCAGGCGGACCCGGCGACGGGACCAGGATCCCGCCACCTCCGGACTCCTCCTCCCCCAGCGCGATTCGTTCACCGTCACTGCCCACGAGGATCATTTGTTCACCTTCTTCACCTGTCCGGTCTGCAGTTCCACATCGGCCGTCGGAGTTGCCGTGGTGTCCTGGTACATCAGCCAGTACTTCGTTCCCGCAGCAATGGTCGCGATGACTTCGGATTCGATTTTCAGCGATGCTGTGCCACCGGCAATGGTGAACTCCCACTTGACCTGTGAGGTTCCCGGATCTCCGAGAAGGAAGTAGAGCTTGTGCCCGTCCGGAAAGTCGGAGCCATCGTCGAATCGATACCAGTACACGAAGTCGCCGACAGTGGGGAGATTCAGAGCGAATTTCGGTGTGGGTGTGCGGATGTCGCCCATCAGCTTCCCTTTCCGTAGATATCGCATGACGGTGCCGCCAACGAGATGTTGTCGCCGCCGATCAGGGTTGCTGTAGGCATATTTGACGTAGCCTCTCCAATAAGAAAGCCCTCGCGACTGCGTCAACAGTCCGAGGGCGTGACCGACTAACAGGAGTCGATACACAGATGATAGTTACTGGCGCATTTTTTGCCGAAAAAGTTGAGGTCGTGGACGACAAGGCCAACATCATGGGCGGAATCCTCGACTACGTCACGCTTTCCGGTCCGGGCGACACGTGGGACACGAACCTGTTCCTAGTACTACAGGCCGGCGCAGACGACGAAGGAACCGACTACACAATATCCGTTGAAATCATCGCCCCAGGCGGTGAAACAGTCGGCACGCACGACGAATTAGTGCCCTCTGGTGCGCATTCGGGAGAAAACCGCTTCTATTTCCTCGGCCTGCGAATGTCATTCTCAAGCCCTGGCAGGCACGTCTTCATCGTGACCGTCGGCGGCGCAATAGTGTCGGTGCCGATCCGGATCGATTTCTGACGAGCGCCCACCTTCGCCCAAGTCGAATCCGCCGATCCACTGACATCAGCGAGGCGCGATCGCGGCCGGCATGAGTTCGGGCGTGACCTCCGCCGCCGCCCCCTCCTCCTACGTGAATGCCACGCTGGTGATGAACCCGTGTGCCGCCTGGAAGGTTCATCGTTCTGCGGCCAAGGAAACCGAATAGCTTTTTCATGGTGTCGGGTTTCCCTTCCCGTAGATGTCGCGCATGACGTCCGCAATATCCGGGGCAACGTTGGCAGATGCGCTGGTGATGTCGTGGCCGTGATCGGCGAGAGTCTCGAGCAACTCGGACGATGTCGTATCGAGTTCCTTCGCGAGCGCGTGAACTCGGATCGGTTTCGCCGCTTCGGATTCGAGGATAGTCGGCTCGTCAATCTCGGCGGGACTATCGTCAACCACCGGATCGGGCACCACAACCTCGTAACCGCCCGCCATCAGCAGCGCCCACTCCCTCGACGGCTCAGGGTGGACATACGAGCCGGGTAGTCGGGTCATCGTCACTGCGGCACCGGACGGGTAGGCGGGGAAGATCGCGGCTTCACGATCCTGCGGCCCGAACGCCATCTGCAATAGCACTGTGACGTACGAATGACCTTTCAATGGTTCGGACAGCTTGTAGCAGTTCGCTTCTCCAGCAAACCCGCCTACGTTCTCGACGATCAGTTCTGCTGTTGGCATCAGTGTTCCTCTCCGATGAAGTATTCGATGACGGTGACGAGACCGTCTCCTCCGACTGCGCCAGCACCGCCGCCACCTGCGGGGTATCCGCCTGGTTGGCCGCTGTCTCCGCCGCTACCTGACTGGCACCATTCCCAGAAGAATGGGCGCAGTGGGTTTCCGAAACCGCGGCCAGATTTGCCACCGATGCTGCCCCGGCCGCCTCCGCCACCCCCACCCGCAAGCAGTCGCACATCAGCTGAGGTGACCGATTCACCGGGCTGCCCTCGGGCGCCGCCGGTACCGCCGCGCATGTACGACAACCCGCCGAGCCTGTCTGAGTTTCCGCCGTGCCCGCCGAATGCGGTGAGGTCGAGGAAGGTGGAGTCGCCGCCGTCGCCGCCGGAAGTGCCACCTGCGCCGACCGAGACGTTTACTCGGTCCGGGAGTAGGGCGGCGGGGATGCGTAGTTTCTCGACTGCCGCTCCACCACCACCTCCGGCCCCACCACTGCCGTCTGACGCGGAGGAAGCACCGCCGCCGCCGGCGCCGCGAAGGACCACATCCACCTTGGCGAGGTTGTCCGGTTTCTCCCAAACCCACGTGCCCGCGGTGAATACACGCATGTTGGTTTTGACTGCCATGTCAGCTCATCCGCTCGATAACGAAAATGAGCCCAGCCCCACCGAAACCGCCATCCCCGACTGATCCCGGATTCCAGCGCCCAGCTCCGCCACCACCGCCACCGGACGGGTACGCGCCATCTCCCGCATTGGCGGCGGCATACGCGCCGCCGCCGCCACCACCGCCACCAGTGGCAATGACCTTTGATGGTGCCGCACCCTGAGCGCCGGGCGTGCCGACAGCGCCACCTGGGGAGATTCCACCAATACCGCCGTTCGTGCCGATACATTCAATGGCTGCGATGCCAGTTCCCCCACCGCCACCGCCACCGCCACCGCCATGTAAGTCGTACGGGGAAGTCGAATTTCCTGCCTGCGTAGATCGCACCGACGTGCCCACGCCGCCACTTCCACCGAAACCGCCGGGGATCATGCCGGCGCCCCCGATGCCCCCAATGCCTTGGATCTGCGGCTTTCCGCCGCCACCGCCGAGTCCGCCACCAGCGGCGAGCCACTCCCCGAAACGGGTATCGCCGCCGCCCCGGCCTGCATCCTGCGATCCCACGCCCTTCTCGCCGCCCTGGCCTACCGTGATAGCGATGGGTTTGAACGTGCCGTCCGAATTTTTGGGGAGAAGTGTTGCAGGGATGGTGGTGTGGACTTCACCACCGCCACCACCGCCACCGCCGCCACTCGCGTTCGCGGCCACGATATTCCACTGTCCAGCCCCACCGCCGCCGCCTGCGCCCAGAATGATCACATCGATCGACGTGACCCCAGTGGTCGGCGTGTACACATTGTCGGACGCGAACACGATCGCATTGCCCTGCAAGATAAGCTGATTGAACTGTTCGACGAGCGTCTCAATCGAGCGCGAATGGTCATTGACCTTCGCCAGCTGCTCAGACAGGGACTGACCGTCCGTCTTGAACTTGTCCTGCGCGCCCTGCCATTTGCCCAACGCGCCGTTGGTCAGTTTCGCCTTGGCTTGCTCCTCCGTCTCCAACTGTCGAGCGCGGAAAAGTCCGCGCACGAGCGAGCCGTCGGGGATGGCGCCATCGGGTGCAGCTCCCACAGTTCACCTCCCCGTTCGGTAGCTAGGGCCGATCACAGCGGCGGACCTTCCGGGCGGTTCAGGTGATTCCAGGCTCGCTGCGAAAGCTGCGGTCGCTCTTCATTTCCTGGGATTCGGTCCGCGATCCACTGGATCGTTGCCCGCGCCCACGTGAGTAGGTCGTCGAGCAGTCCGTCGCGCTCACGATCAGTTGCTTTGAGTGCGTCAACTTCGGCGCGCAATGCTGCATTTTCCGCCTTGTTGGCAGAGCTTTCCTCGCGGACGGCGGCGAGATCGTCGCGCATCGGTCCGAGGATCACCTCGAAGTCCTTGCGCTGCTGCTCGAGTAGATTTACTCGATCCGATCTGCGGCCGGCCAGCCACCCGCCGAGGGCGGTGATCGCCGCAACGATCACCGTCCCAGCTGTGGGCCAGAACGCTGGGTGATTGAACACCGGCCCTCCTCGGGGTCAGTCGAGGTGGTCAGGCGAGATAGCTGCCGTCGACGCCGTCATATGGGGCGTTGCCCGACTCCGAATCCGGCCGACGATGGCGAGCCTCTACCGCCCGAACCCGGTTGGCCTCAGAGCCCGCGAGACCTCGCGCGGTTGCCTCTGCAGCCAGCGAGCTCGAAAATGGCGACTCTTCCTCGTCGATCACGATCACGTCCGGGTGCAGTGGTGCCAGCGACGGCAAACCCTTGGTCGATCCGAAGTTGCTCGAGGCCAGCGATGTCAACACCGATACGAGAGCCGCCGTGGCAGCCAATGTGAGCGCATCGCGCCAGTTGATATCCGACAGTGTTCCCGTTGCGGGGATCGCGCCGACCAGCGCGCTGACAAACGTGCGACCGACACGATCGAGCAAGTCGATGAGGAAGTTCCCCGAGGTCAGTGCCGTCGACGTCGAGAGCGCGAAGAGGAACGAGACGAGCGCTGCCAGGGCTGCCGAGGACATGGCAGTCGTCCATGACACGGACGCAATGGTCGCGCCGCCCGCCAGGAAGACGAGCACCGTCTGAACGAACGTCTTGCCGGTGCGATCGACCACGTCCAGCCAGAAAGCTTTTGTGTCGATCGAACGTGTGCCGACGAGTTCTACGCCGACAGTGAGAGTTCCGTTTGATTCAGCCATGATTCAGCCTTTCTGTGCAGCTGTGTGCTGCTGACGAGTGTCGCCCGATGCGAAACGGGCTTGGAGTGATGCGAGCAGCGCCTTCGACTCGAATGCCTCGCGGTGAGCTTCGAGCACCCAGAAGACGAGGGAGCCGGTGCGATCGTCACCCTCGACGTGGGACTTGTACCCGTCCCAGACGGTTTCGTTCCAGACGTCGGCGAGACCCGCGCGCGGCCACATCTCTGCTTCCTGGACCTTGACGAAATCACGTCCGGCTGCAGAGATCTGCCGAACAGGTTCGGGCTGGCCCCACTGCAGGGCAGCGTGCTGTTCGTACGAGAGTGCCACGGGGCCTCCTGGATTCGGTGCGGGTGTGGAGCCCAGGCGCATGATCAGCGCCCAGGTTTTGGGTCCGACAGTGCCGTCGGGTGTCAGCGCCGGATCGGTGCGCTGCAGCGCCGCGATCGCCGACTGGGCATCTCGCCACTTCCCCGACTGCGGGATGGCGAGCTTTGCCTGCATATGTTTGATGCCGGCGACCTGATACGCCGGTTCGCCCGCTTCCCCGGACACCGATTCCTCGGGGCCGTCGAGCGGTCCATAGAACCAGCCGGAGGGCAGCGGGAACGCATCGGGATCGCCCGCGCCGACAGTGGCGTCGAGGTACCAGAAGTCGTGGAACAGTGGGTCGTTCCATGCCCTAGCGGAGGCCGCGACCACATGTCCGGAGCGGCCCATGTACATGCCGCGGGATTCGAAGTTCAAGCCGTCGAAAGTCCCGGCAACGTGCGAGTCGTATCCGCCGCCGCCATGCAGGAAGCCCAGCTTGAGCAGAGCATTCGGCGGCACGTCAGCCTTGTTGCGGGCGTGGACAAGTCCCAGCGGAGCGGCGTCACCCGTAGCCGACGCACCGAGAACGCCTGGCCGGTTGCAGTTCTCGGTCGATCCGTACCGCCGATTAGCCTGCATGCCCTGAACGTGTGCTGCGACTGCGAACGCGAACCAACTGCAGTCACCGCCAGGATTTCCGGATCCGCCGTACGCGTACGGAAGCCAGTCCTTCGACCAAATGTATGCGCGGGTCGCGTCGACTTGCGCGCGCGTGAAAGTGCGTGTCATGACTACCCCTTTCGGGATGTAGGAATGGACGGGCTCTAGAGGCCCAGATGTGCGACGAGCCGGTCAGCGATCTCGCGACCGACATAGGCGTCGGGGTCGACGTCCAAGCCGAGGTTTCCGAGAAGTTCGACCACCTCGTCGGTGTCGACGTCGAGACGCGACGCCAATTCACTGACCTGCAAATGACCGGCGGGAGCGGAGGGTTCGGGAACGTCCTCGAATCCCATCTTTTCGAGCACCACCTGCTTGAGCTCGGCTCGATCGGACTGTGGCAGCTGCGCCACGACTTCCGTCCAGGAGCTCTGTGGAAGGTCGGGGGTCTCCATGGACACCCACTCACCCTGTGCAGTCCACCTGTCCGCCACCGCATTCTTGGGTGGTTGATATTTGAGTGTTGGCTTCGCCGATGGCCTGGCGCCGAGGATCCACATACGCCAGGACTGCATTTCCCAGTACTCAGTTCCGAGCATCAAAGGAGCTCCGACCACGCCAGGCATTCCCGTGAACATCCACAGGAACGCCTGGCGCGGATTACGGAGATCGCAGTTCTCCCGCAACGGAAGACCTTGGCCTTCCCATGCCGGCCACTGGTCGAAAGTCTTGCCGCGAACAAGTCCTTGCTGTTCCATCGTCAGACTCCCAACTGTTGAAGTGAGGTGGCGAACGCCTCGATCCGCTCCCATGCCTTCTGCACGGGGTCCTCGAGCGCGCGACTGTCGCCGATAGTCACGGTGCGTGTGACTGGCTGCTCGCGTGACCAGGACAGCCCTACCTTGGAGATCCGGTCGATGTAGATGCGGCCGGTCTTGTCTTTTTGCATCGTGAAACCTGCACGGTCACCGAGCCATACGTGTCCGGTCTCGCTGATTAGGAAAGGTGCGGCATCGCGGGCGCCGAACTCGATGGACTCGTATGAGCGTGTCGCCCAGATTCCCGCTCGGAGAACCATGAGCGAGGAAATGGTGTAGGCCTTGCCCGCACCGTCCTGGAAGTACTCGAAGTATCTCGTCCAGCCTTGATTGTCGGCCCGCGCGACCAACCGTGCGACCATCCAGGCGAGCACGGTCCCCATGTAGAACGGTTTCAGCACGGCGTCCGCCACACCGCCCATGGGTGGCACGCCGGGAATCATGGCGGTCAGATCGCCCAGCATCTGCACTGTCGCCGACATCAATTCGTCGACGCCTGGGGCTGAGCTACCGCCCGTGACGACTTGTATGCCCTTCGACGGAGTCTTGCGGAACCGATACCTGTCCAGCCCGGTCTCTTCGCCGTCGCGCCACACCGCAAGCGGCAGCGACTTATTCGTCCGCTTGCTACCCGGGATGTAGTACTCGGCCGGGATTGTGGTGTCTGTTTTGAGATGCGACGTGCTTTCGATGAAATCGCCGATGAACTTCTCGACGGTCATTTTCAGCCCGTCGAATCGAGTGCCGCCCTGCGACGTTCCCGTGAACCGTCCGGACCGATCTTCGAACGACACGACCACCGTCCCGTGACGCAGGTTCGCACCCGGCCACGGAGGCGGATCGCCATGCAGGTAGCGGCGCACGATCGGGGTGATCTCGCCGTCCTGCATCATCGTCTTCGCGATGTCGTGAAAATTCTTGAAGCGCGAGCCCGCAATCCCCCATAGCGCACCGGAATTGAGCGAATCCATGAACTTGATCGGCTTGACGACCAGAGACCAGGTGGATTGATCCAAGTTGGTGCGGTTCGCCGGATCCATCGGATCGTCCGGCATGGCCCAGGTCGAGTTTCGTTCCCGGTGGCACTGGAGGTCGAGCATCGTGGACAGCACCCACGGGATCGGCCCCGGGAGGATGAACACGCGCGGCGCCTGGAAGTGCTCACTGAAGAAACTGTTCGACCAGACCGTGTACCACTTGAGCCGCTCGTAATCACTCGAAAACGTCGCCACGACAACTTGATCGCCGTTGTCCCGCTTGTCGAGTTCGACGTACTCGAGGAGTCCGCCCCACCGCGAACCCGTGTACTCGACGGTGATGTTGACGTTGCGTTTCTCGCCGCGCTGCATGCGGCCCCACTCGTCCCAGAGCCACTCGCCCACAGGATGATCGAGGGGATGTTCCAACTGCCCAGGACCGGTGTCCCCTTCGATCAGATCGAAGGTTCCGCCGTACTCCGCCTGCACCAGATGCTGCAACCGCATCTCGCCGTCCCACAGCAATGCAACCGGCGGGATCTGGCGTTGATTCTGCTCACGCCGCTCTTCGGCCCGGGTTGCTTCCCAGATCGCTTCGCATTGCTCTTCGAGAGACAGTCCGTGATCGATCACCGTCACCGGCGGCCACCTCCTGTCATTGCATGCCGATAGGCCGCGACCATCGCCGCGGCTGAACCAGCTGGATCATCGCGCCGCCCGCCGGCGCGTTTGTCACCGAAACCCGCAGAGTTTGCTTCTGCGTCTTCGGCGGGATGACGTACTCGAAAAACCGCCCGGGAACAGGCATCCGGCCAAGCAAGTTCGTATTCGCAGCATCACGAACCATCAGCTTCATCGGATCCAGATCGACCGTGAACCCACCCTCGAGCGCACCGATGGACGGGATGACGATGGAGCGGTTCGCGTCATTGCGGCCCGACAACTTCGACACGCCAGGTCGGCGTTTGCCTGGCGGCCCCTCCCACGACACGTCGGGAAGGATCCAGTCACCGCGAGTGCCGATCCACTTGTGCCGCATCGGCTGATCCGTCGGATTCCACACCTCGATCTCGCCGGACCCCGAAGAACTGCCGGTCGACCACTTCGTGACGTAGTCATCCTCGTAGTAGTGCGGCTGACCCGCACGAAGCGGAATGATCGGATTCGAATACTCCACCACGAGCGGGTCGATCCCCGGATCGAAGTCAGGCTGCTCGTACAACTGCACGTCGAGGAACCGGGTCGAGCTGTCCGTAATGACCTCGATGCACGCCAATTTCGCATCGTGGTCCCACTGATCGACCCGATAGTCGAACGCCTGCCGGAACCGCGAATCGATGTCCTCCTGGTCGCCGCCTGCGACCCGATCCGCGGAAACGTGGAATCCCAAAGCAAGATCTCGCCAGTCGTTCCACATCCCCTTCATCGTTCCGCCCGACTCGGCGTTCGCGGCCACCCACGATGTGCGGACCGGGGAGTCGAACAGGCCCTTGACCTGATCGACTCCCAAGTCCACACCTTCGGTTCCGGCATCCTCGCCATGGACGGGCCAGAAGCTCCCATCCGTGCCGTGGATGTTGATCGTCATCGATGCCATGGCGACCTCCCAGCCTTACCGATCATCCGAATGGCCTTCCTGCATGCCGCATCATCTGGCGCCCCTGGGCACGCTGTGCGCTGTGCACCGCGGCCATGCCGTCAGAGAATGTCGGGTTGTTGATGTTGACCGAGTAGTCGTTTCCACCACCGGCATTCGGATTGATGGCGAGTGTGTCCAAGTTCGCGATCTTGGCGATATTCGCGAACTCGGGCGCGGTGAACACCGGCTCCGGAGCGCCGGACTTGTTCAACGCCAACCCTCCGTGCGGGATCATTCCGCCCTGGTCGTAGAGCTTGATCGGCAAGGTCTTGAGCCAATCCTCGACCCAATTTCCCGCACCGATCGTGACCGGCAACTGACCGTCGATCTCGCTCTGAGGGAACGAACGCGACACGAAGTCACCCAACGGATCTCGCATAGCTTCCGCAGCAGAGGACTCCGGCAGGGTGGATCCCGGCTTCGGCTTCTTGAACTCCGGAAGCGGAATATCCAGCCAACGAGAATTGACGCCGAAGATCTCGAGCGCCGAATCGACCGCGATCCCCACTAGGTCGGACCCGTACTTCTTGAGCCGATCCTTCAGCGAGAAATCGCCGTTCGCGTCCTTGTCCTTGTCTTCCTCGACCTTCTTCCGAGTCGCGGCGAGCGAGTTCTGAGCCGAGTAGACCGAGATATCGGCCTTCTCCTTCTCGAGCGAGGTCGACTCGGGATCGTTGTACACCTTGTCCCGAGCCAACTGCGCGTCGAGAAGAGCAATCTCGGCATTGCGCACCGAAATTGCGTCTTCACCCATCTCGCCAGTCAGAACAGGAGCAGGATCGTTCGACATCGAACTCTTGCCGTCACGCTTCTGCTCCAGCTCGCGAACCTTGAGCTCGGCCTGCTGAACCTTCAGCTCCGCCTGGTCACGATCGGCCTGCGACTTCTTGTCGTTGGCGTTGATCTTGTCCCGAGCCTCCTGCGCCTGAATTACCGCCACACGGGCGGATTCGAGTGCAAGAGCATCCTTCTCGGTCCATTCCACCGGCTTCTCGCCACGCAGATACGCACCTGACTTGCTGTCCCATCCGTCGATGAGTTCGTTAGGCAGGTGGAACTTGACCGGGAACTGTGACGATTGCGCATTCGCACGGTTTCCGCCGATGCCCGATGTTCCGTGAGCACCACCCGATTCCGCCGACAAGCCAGCGATGGTCGCCGCCATGTGCTCTTTCGAGATGCCGACCTGGAACTGCGTGCCCGCAGGACCCAAGCCGGCCTGCAGACCCGCGACACCGCCACGTCCGTTGAAGAAGTCGTACGTGGTGTACAGACGCTTCACCGATCCGGTGATGCCCATGACGATCTGCTGCAACCAGCCGACAAATCCAGAGCAGTCGAATTGTGTCGGGCCTGTCCCGCCCCAGAGGTACTTGTTGCCCTCGACGGATCGGCCAGACGCGAGTCCCGCCTCGATGCCGTTGCGGCCACCCTCGGCGAAACGTGGAAGATTCTTCAACCGCGAGTCATCGCGGTTGATCATCCCCAGCAGCCAATCCCACTTCTCCGACGAACGACCGTTGACAATCCACTCGCCCTTGTCGACCCAGGTTGTCGGTACCCCATCGCGGCCCATTCCCAGAAATCCGTCGACACGATCGGTGCCAGGCCCTGTCGTGGGAAGTCGTGCACCAGCAGCATTTCGAGGAAGTCGCCCACCGAAGTATCTGCCGGCGACCTGAGGTAATCCCTGTTGGCGGTACAACTCATTGATGGCGTCGTTCGACCAACCGCCGCTCTGCTGCGCAACCGTGTAGAGCTGGTTGAACTGGACGGTGACCGTCTTGTCCTTCAATGCGTCGAGAGCAGCCTTCGCATCTCGGCCATCAGTCAGAAACTTCTCGATACCGGCGATGAATGCCTTTGGGTCCGCCACCTTGCTCGACAGGTCGAACAACTCCTGCAGACCAATGTTCTTCTGATCTTTGAGCTTTTCGATATCGAGATCGGCACCCGGCTTCACCTCGAGCTCGTCGAGGTACTTCATGAACGCATCAGCGCTGCCCGCATTGAAATCGAACTGCTTGACGTCGAGATCGATGCCCGCCAACGCCTTCAGATTGTCGAACGCGACCATGTTGTCCATGGCCGTGCTGAGCTTCATCTGAAATTCGTTGTCATCCATATCGATCCGGATCTGCCCACTCGGCAAATCCGTCACGTCAGCACCCATGCGACGCAGTTCCGCCAGGATGTTCGGGTCGAAATCCTTCTCGACCGTCAAAACCTTCGGCTTGCCGGGCTCGATCTGCATCATCTGGGACCAGACCTCGGCCAGGCCCTTGGTCACATCGTCCGCGCCCTGAAGTCCAACCTGTATCTGGATCGCACGCTCGTTGTAGCCGAGATACTCCAGCGCATTTCGCATGTCGCCGATTTCGATCCCGAACGACTTGCTCGTGCCTTCGACCTGCTGCTGAACGCTCGAGAAGATCTCGTTAATGTCCTTGCCGGCGTTCGCCATCTGGACTGCGTTCTGGATGATCTTGACGCTGGTGTCTTCGAGATCTTGACCGTTCTCGGTCAAGGTGGAAATGCGACCGTTGTCCAGCAGTTCGGCACTTGCACCCTTTGCCTGGTCAATAGGCGCCGCCTGCAACAGATCACGAGTCAACTTGTTGTTGTCGTTCGTAGCCTGCTTCTCATCCGGATTGATGCCCGCAATCAGCTGCAGTGAGCGATACATTGCATCGCTCTTCTGCGTGGCTGTGGCAGCCTCATCACCGATCGTTTTCAGAAGTTCGGACATCTCCAAGTAGCCCGGAGTCAGTTCCTTGACTGCGTCGCGGGTCTGCTGGAAGTGCCTCCGCTGATTCCCGAGCCAGATGGAGGTCTCCATGCCAGCTTCGGTGGTCAGATCCAGCTTCGAGTTCAGGTAACCGAACTCGCCGTTCGTTCCTGAGACGGCGCCTGCCAGTTGCTTGTTGGTGACACCGAGATCGCTGAGGGTCGCCTCAACCATCTTCGCGGACTCGGAAACTGCGAGATCCTGTTTCATGCGCTGGTTGAACGAATCCCCAGTGCCGAAGATGGCGTTACCTGCGTTCTGCCATGCGCCACCGGCCTGGGCCCAGATCCCTGGGCCGTTGGCAATCAGCGTCTTCTGCGCTGTGCGCGCCTCCTCGATCCTGGCCGTGAGCGCGTCGGTGGCCTGCTCACTCATGGCACCGCCGGATGCCTGCAACGCCTTGGCCAACTCGAACTGCGACTCAGCTGTCCCCTGGGTAGCGATCGTCAACGCTTCGTGGAAGCGCTGCGACTTCTGAATCTCGCCATTGATTCCCGAGTACGCGACCATGCCACCGATGAGCGCGATGCCGACCGGACCCCCCAGGGCGCCGGACACCGCGCTCATTCCGCGACTCAAGCCGCTTGCAGCAGAACTCATTGCCGAGAGACCAGCGGCGCCGACGCCGCCCGCAGCAGCGCCCATCCTCGAGATGAACGACGTCGTCCCATGAACTGCCTGACCGGCCAAGAGGTGAACCGACGCGTAACCCTTCGCCTGCAGCGCGGATGCCTGCATCGCTGCGGCCGTGGCCTTCTCCTGCACCGCGTACGCCCGAAGCCCCGGGATTGCGTTGGTGTACGCCGCGCCCATCTTCCCCAGGACGGTGTTGGACGCCGTCATGCGAGCCGCAAGGCTCGATGCCCGGTCGCTGAGAGTGAGCATTGTTCCGCTGAAACGGCTCATCGAGCCACTCGCAGCGCCATATTGTGCGGCGTTTACCCGCACGTCAGCATTGAACCGGGAGAACGCCCCACGGACGCCATTGACGGTGTTGCCGGTCGTCTGCCACATTCGCTGGTAGGCATTGAGCGGTTGCGTGCCAGCGGCTGCCTGCGCCGTCAGGGATGCCATCGATGGGGCGATGCGCGCCATGATCGCTGGCACGGTCTTGAACAGGAAGAATGCTGCGGCCAGCGCGGTGACAACGCCCTGGTTATTCTCCATCAGGCTCGACAGCGTGTTCAAGACAGGAACTAGCACGCCATCCGCAAGCTGCGCTGTGAGCTCGAGAGTCGACAGCAGCAACGTCCACGACGAAACACCCAGCGCGCCCGATGCTTCGGCAAGCGAGCCGACAATGCCCTTCACCGCGGGCCACGCCTTGACGGCAGTGTCACCGAGTGAATCGAAAACGCTCGTGAAGCGGTCCCACTCCGAACCGATCTTCGCGCCGTTCTCCGACCGGAATGCTGCGAACGCTTCCTTGCCGGCCTCGCCGAACTTCTGCAGCTTCGGCAATCCCTGATTGAACACGCGATGATCGAGCGTGTCCGCGAAGGCAGACACCTTCGGCGTCACCACATCGATTCCGGCAGTGACATCCTTGAGCCAGTTCGCCGAACGACTGAAGGTGGGCTTCAGGGCCGCCGCGCCCGCACGACCCATCGCGGCCATCGTGTTGGACCAGGCGGCCGAGACGGTATTGCCAGCGGTGGCGGCACCGCCGATGTTCTTCTCGATGGCAGCCAAGTAGGTCGCCGAATCAACCTTGCCTTCGGCGACCATGTCCGACAAGGCCTCTTGCGTGACGCCCATTTCGGTTGCGAGCCACTGGTAGATCGGCAGACCTCGGATTGCGAGCTGGTTCAGATCAAGGGTGTATGCCTTGCCCTTGGTTTGAACCTTGTTGATCACCGCGCCCATCTCTTCGATGGACGTTCCGGCGATCGTCGCCGCGTCGGCAGTCAGTGACAGATAGCGCGTCAGGTCCTGGCCGGGCTTTATTCCGGCGGCGACGGCCGACGCTGAAATCGTTGCAGCTTCACCGAGACCGAAGGATGTGCCCTTCACCGAGGCAAGGGCGGAATCCATGATCTTCGCGGTACTGAGGGTCGTGTGCCCAAGCCCTTCGAGCTTGCCCTCGGCGTTATCGATCGCAGTGAGGCGGCCGAAGCCCTTGTACAGCGCCGTACCAATTGCCGTCGATACCGCGGCGCCCGTAGCCGCGGCCCCCGCCATGAGGGTCTTCCCCATGGCTGCCGACATCTTCGAGCCCATGCTGTCGCCGGCCTTTTCGCCCTGCTGGACAACCTTGGACAAAGACTTCGACACAGCCGCCGGAATGCCGTCGGTGCGCGCCGCGATCGGGACATACATGGTCGCGAGTTCAATGCCACCGGCCATGGGCCACCTCCAGTTATTCAGTTGTCATCGAGGTGCTTCCACGTCTTACGTGTCACAATCCGGCCGATTGTCGACCGCGAAACGTGGAAGAGGGCAGCAAGATCGGCGTAGGTGCATCCACTCAAGGCGAGCGCGCGCACTGCCAGAACTTGCTGCGTGGTGAGCTTCGGCGTCCCTGGTTTGAGTTCGTCGTCGAAGGTTTCGCCGGATTCGGCGTCGAGGATCTCGGGTCGGTCGGCAATGGCGAGCGGAACCTGTTCCCGGTCGTCCGCCTTGAGTCTCTTACGAAGCTCAGAGACCGGTAGCACCGTTTTCGGCTTGCTCTCCTCGGGCGGTGTGACGCCCGGGCGTGGCATCGGCTCGGGGCGCTTGGCCTTCGAGTTGCCGCCGCGCTGCCAGTTTCCGCCCTGGATTCCGTCGAAGATTCCAGCGAGCAAGTGTGCGTGCAGATCCCAGTGAAGATCAGGATTCTTGCGGCGCATGTACGCGCCGTTCGGTGGGGGGTACTTGAGGTAGCACTTGAGGTCCCACCATGAAAGATTCGCGGTGCCGAGGAAATCCAGCGATCTACCCATCGGGAGAAGATCAGCTTGGATCGCCTCGGCGATCTCCTCCTCGTCCTCTAGGTATCCGAGGAGGCTGAGGATTCCCCCACTGGCGTCTTCGACTCGTTTTCCCAGTGGGTATCGATCTGGCCGAGCTCACCGTCGGTGAGATTCTTGAGGATCGCGTAATCCTTGGCGCTCACATGGAGGCTGAGCATCTTCAGGACGATGTCTCGGCCGGACCGCCGTACCGGCTCCAACCGCGTCCCATCTTCCGGCTGCGGCTCGTTCTCGCCCGAGAGCCAGGCGTAGAACTCCTTGGACTTTTCGACCGGGAAGTACTGGATCTTCGGAACCGTGAAGAAGAGCGGGTTCTGGCGGCCCTTGATCGGGATCTCGAACTCGATCTGAATCGAGGGATCGTGGGCAGGGGTGACGCGGAAGATAGCCATGGTTGGACCAAGCCTTTCGAAAATGAAATAGCGCAATGTCGACTACGTGAAAGCGTTTGACGGACGGGCCTGTTGGTGTCCCGCCCCGTGAAGGGCAGGCCCGGTCCAATGGTGTTGACACCTCACGGGGCGGGAGAACGCGGTCAGACCGCGGCGACGGTCACAGCGCCGGGAGGAGTGAGACCGGATCCCGACGCGGTCACGAGACCGGCGCCGTTCTTGAACACGACCGTGAACGGACCACCGGTGGAACCGGTCACCTCCACGTTGCCGGCGCCGACGGTCGGGAGAGCCTCGAGCGCGGTCCTCACGGCTGCGGCCGTCGGATTGAATGCGATGCCGTCCGTGGTCTCGCCGTCGACGTACACGTTCCATGTACCCGCAGTAGAACCGCCAGGCAGCGTGAACAGCTTCGTCACGGAACCATCAGCGGAACTGATGGTCATGACCGCGTTGTTGCCGTTCTTCTCGAACGAGGTGATTTCCACTTCGTACGAGATCGTGTCGGTGTGCACGTACACACGGTCGCCGGTCAAGCTCGGCTGGCCGTCGGGAATGTAGTTCCGCACGTTCGTGTCCTCATCGACGGTGTCGAGGACCCACGAGGAGTGTGGCAGCGTCTTCTTGTTCTTGTTGACCGTGATCACGTTGCCGGAGACCACGACGTTGCTCTCACCGAAAACGGTCTTGAGCACGGTCGCGTTCTTGGACTCCATGAACTTGAACTTGAAGACCAGGCCGTACTTGGTCTGAAGGACTTTGACGACCGCGCCACCGAAGGCGTTCTTCTCGGTCTTGTCTCGGGTCTCCGACTCGGTCATGCCGTCCTCGCCGACATAGCCGTGATCGAGCCAGGCGGGCGGAAGGGCAGAGCCGGCCGGGCCGGGCGCCGGAGTGCCGAGCGGAGAACGGAACACGACGCCGTTGGCGAGCGGTTCAGAGGTCAGGATGTTGCCGGCAGAAGATGCCATGGGATGCCCCTTTCAGGCAGAGTTGGCCGTGCCGCGAATGGCGGTGCACGGCCTACGAAGTGATGTGTCCCCTGATGTCGAACTGCAGGGTGAACTGGTAGCGCGGCGTCGACGATTCGGGATCCGGAAACGATTGCGGGACACCGATCGTGGTCACCTGACGGATCCTCGGTTCGGTCGAATCACGCTGCGCTGCGTTGAGAATCGAGAACGATCGCTCGGCGAGCCTGCGCGCGCGGTCTTCGTCGTTGTCCCAGCATTGGAAAATCACCATCCGCGAGGAGAGGATGATGTTGCGATCACCACCGCCTGCAGCGCGCGCTGTGACGAACGTATTGGGCCGCGGCACCGGGACGCGGGTCGAAACGTCCGTGTTGTCGCCGAGCTTGTCGTAGAGATAGTTCGTGACGATTTCTTCGACAGGGTCGAACTCGATGACCTCAACCACTGGACGCTCCCGCGGCGCGGATGAGGTTGTTGTGCTTGGCTTCCGATCGCTTCGCCTGCGCGGTGGTTGCCGCAACCGATACGAATCCGCGGCCCTGCGGCCGCTTCTGCCCCTGCACGGACGAGAGGGTGTACCCGGCAGCGTTCCCGCCGACCGCGGCATGGACTTTCTCCATCGTTCGATGCAGATGACCCATGACCTCGGCGCCGCGACGGAGTTGCTCGAGCGCGTGGGGATTCCAGACGATGTCAGCTTTGCTCATCAGTTCTCCACTTTCTTCAGTGCGATTGAGCGGCCGGGCATGAACCCGAATGGGCCTTTCGTCCAATCGGAGTCCTCGCCGTCGACTTCGAAGTCGTGGTCGTAGCCGGGAATCACGACGCGATCGAGAGCACTGATCGTCACCTCCGGCGGTGCGAGCACCACGAGGCCTTCTATGACCATGTCTCGGTTCGGCTGGTTCGGCTCCGACATGCCGTAGTCCGAACGTGAGCCGTAGCCGTACACGAGAGTCGGTTCCGGATCGGACCATGATTTCTTCCGGTTGCGGCCGGCGTCGAGTTCATCGGACTGCTGGAACCGACGGATCCCGATCGTGTGAGCTCGAGGAAAGGGCTTCACGAGAACCACTCCGTGTCAGGAGTTCTCGATCGATACGCACCCGGAGGCGTCATGTCCACGGAGAACGCCCGCGTCTTCCGCTTCGGGATACCGAGTTCTTCGCGATCGTCATCAGTCAGTGTGAGCGCGCCAGGCTCGGCGCCGCCGTATGTGGTCGACGTCTGAAACGGGCCGGCGCCCTGCTGGACACTGCGCACACCTTCGGGGTTCTGAAGGTGCCGGATCAGCATCCGGGCAACGACCTTCTTTACTCGGATCAGTGGCAGCTTGTTGGCGGTGATGCGGTCCTCGATATTCGGATCTGCGCGAAGAATGTCATCCTCCACGTCGGCGATCTTGACCGCTATCTGCTCGTCGGTCGCCTCGGTCGGAGGGCCGATCCAACGGTCGCGAACATCCTTCGGAATTGTCCATGCCATCGGATCGGCACCTCCTAGTTTTCAGTTGTTGGTCGCAGCCTTGCCGGGTCGACCGCGACGCTTGGGCGCCGCTGTTACAGGCTCGGGCTTAACCGTTTCCGGCTCGGACTCCACCGTCTCCGGTTCAGACACGGATTCCGCTGCGAGGTCGGGCGTCAGCTCCTCTTCGGTGGCCGGCGCGCTTGCGGTTTCCGGTGCGACCTCTTCCGTTACGGTCTCGGATTCGGTTGTCGTCTCGGTCTCGACCACGACGGGTTCCGTGACCTCAGGCTCGGGTGGCGGGCCGTCCCAAGCCGCGGGATTGGTAATCCTGGCAGCAGCCCAGGACGGAACCGCATCGCTTGGCCCGAACACATGACTGACGCCCGACTCGTCCGCGACATGCACAGAGGTGATCAGGCGCGCCATCAGAGAACCTTGGCGATCATGGTCGCGTTGGAGTTGCCCAGGATCGGCAAGCCGATTCCCGAAGCCTTCGTCCAACGTGCGATCGGATCCTGATCGATGTACGAACCGACGACGATGCCGGGAGCCTCGTCCTCGTCGATCGAGTAGTCGGGTTCGATCGCCTCGGCCGTGATACCCCAGAGGGTTTCGCCTAGCTTCGTCGACGTCATGCTCGATCCGCCGACGTAGAGAATCGAGTCGTCCGGGATCAAACGGGTGGCGTCACCGTTGTAGTCCTCGACCTGCGCGTCGAAGATCTCGAAACGCGGATGTCCGAACGAAGTGAACAGGGCCTGCACCGCCTCGAGTGTGACGATGGACGGCACAGCAGCCCCCGGAGGAGATACTGCGTTGCGAATCGCTTCATTGCGCATCAGTGTCGAAATGACCCGCTGCGAAGTGATCGCGCGACCCGGATTGCCTGAGTTCGACACCCGGAACACCGAGAACCAGGACTCCTGATCGAGGATCGGATCAGCAGCACCGGACCACAACGTCGCCGCGGTAATGGAATGCCCCGGCTTGCGGTCGAAGTCGGCCTCGATCTCGAGACCGTCCTGAGCAAGGCTGACCTTGCCGGTCACGAGCGCCTGCGCCTTCGCGATGATCAGACGGGTACGGATCGCGTCCGCGAGCTCCACAGCGTCCTTGAGGATCAGGTCCAGGATCGCCGAATTCGCCCTCCGTAGCCGCAGACGGTCGTACTCACCGAGTCGCTTCTTCTCCGAAAGTGGAGGCAGCTCACCGGTAATTCGAGTCAGACCCTTGCGAGGCGACAGCGGAGCCTCGGTGTCCCAGCTACGGAACTTCGCAGCCCGCTTCAGGCCGTGCTGCGTGATGTTCGCCCGGAAGTCCACGTCAGGAATGAGAGTGTCGGGAAGCAGATTGTCGATCAGCGACAGATCATTGACTGCCTGATCGGCCAACGCCTCGCGGATGTAACCCGTGAGTTCGGCCGGGGTGATGAAGTCGCTGTTGATTACCAGTGCCATGAGTCAGGCTCCTCAGAAGTATCGGATGTCGCGGGCAGTTGCCTGACCGTCGGCGTCGACGGAAGATGGCAGCTTCGCCGCCAGGACGGCGCCGTGCCAGAAGAGGGCACCGACCACGACGGTCGCGCCCGGGGGAATCTTCACCGCGGTGAAGAGATGACCCTCGATCGGTTCGGTGTCGGCGATGGTCCGCAGCCCGTATCGGTTGCCGACCTTCTTGAGCGGAAACCCGGACTTGAGGTAACCCTCGGGGTAGTGCGTGCCGGCCGTGAACGTCGACACGTCGATGTTGACCGATCGTGCCGTGTCGGTACCGTGTGCCGATGCCAGCCAGGACTGGTCATCCTGGCCGAAGCGTTCGGTCCTGATGTTGAGATCCATCTGAATCCCTCCCTTTGAATGTGTTGGTCTACTTGGGATTTCGTTCCTTGTAACGCGCGCGTCCCGCCGAGACGGTCGATTCCGTCTTCTGATGGCCGGGGTTGCCTTGCTGCGGGTTGGGCAGAGGGCCACGGGGAATGCCCGTGATCGGATGCGCCGCCGCAACCGCCTTGATCTCTGCGGTCACCTTCTCGTTGAAGTCGGTGGCCGTGGGGTCGAGGTTGAGCGAGGCGATCCTGGTCATGAACGATCGGGAGTCGATCAGTGAGTTGGGATTCGCCCCCTCGGTGGGGGCGAGCAGCAGAATCGCGTTCTCGACCTTCGCTTCGCGTTCACCCTGCCGTGCAGCAGACAGGTCGGTGGCGAGCTGCGCGGGATCCGTTGGCGTGCCGCCGCCTTCACCGGTGAAGGCCTTCTGAATCTGATTCCACTTCTCCGCCGCCTCGCGAGCGTCCTTCGCCTGATCGAACTGCGTCTTAACCTCTGCCGGCGTCATGCCCTCGAAAACCTTGACCCAGTCAGCCGCGTCGGGATTGGGCTCAGGGTTCGGGTTCGGTTCAGGCTCCGGGTTCGGATTCGGCTTCGGGTTGCCGCTCGGGTGTCCATTCGGATCTCGTCGCGGATGACGCCGAGCGGCGCGATTCCCGAACTGGCCGAAAGGATCCAAAGCAGCCGGGGCAACGACAAGCAAAGACTTTCTCGGGTTATGCATTCGCGATCACCTTCACTCGCAGCGCGCCGGATTCCTGTCCGCACTCGTCACGTCGTGCGCGGCCCAGGACGAGATGCTCGGACGCGTGAATCACGAGCTGGTCGATCACCGGCTGCGAGAATCCCCCCTCCTTCAGCTCGCGCGCATATCGCGACAACGCCTCGGCTGTAGGGATTTCCAACTGTTCACTACTCATTTACTACTCCCGTGCAGGATTGGTCAGCACCATTCGGCACCGAAGGAATTAGGAAGAACCGAGAATGATCCGCATCTCGGCGAGAATTGCGTCCGTGCCAGTGGCATTTCGCGACGCTTGGGCATACGCCTCGTCGAAGCGCTGATAATGGGCAGGCCGAGCGAAGGACTTGCCTGGCCGCACCTCTTGCGCGCCGCAGCGACAGTTTCCGTGAGCGCGAAACCCGACCGTCGATTCGAGATACACAGCGCCGCGGGTACAGAGCATCGCGCAGAACGCGCAGCACTTCCCTTCGGCGACCCGCTCATAGCGCGCGCCAGGCTCTGCCTTCGCATTGTCGAAGATCGTCTGCCGATTGCCACTCCAGATCGCTTTCTGCGCAACCTCAGCCAACCGGGCAAGCGCATCCGCGCCGCGAGCACCCATTGCCCAATCAGCCGAAGACAGCAACCCCTCCAACGCGGGAAGTGGAGACGGCTTCGCGCGATACGGCAAGTTCGGCGCAGACTCGTCATACCAAGCAGCGCCCAGATTCGACGCAGCAGCGGCATACGGATCCGTCACCGCGGGCAGCGAATTCACCATCACCGATCGAAACTCTGTGGAAGGGAGACCCTGCGCCGTGTCCCAAACATTGACGATCTCATTGATCGCCAGTCTGTCCAGGTGGCCCAGAATCTCCTTCCGCTCAAGCAGGCTCGTTGGCATTGCGCCTACTCGACAACTCGATCACCTGGGGATTGGAAACTTGACCAGCAGCCTTGCGTAGAAGGTCGGGAAGCTCCGCTGCCATCGCCAGTCGCTTCTCCTCAGTCAGCCGCATCTGATCCTGCTCGGAGAAACCCATGTAGTCGTACGTGACAGGCGAGTCCGGACGCAGAATCCCCGAGCCGACGAGCTTTTGGCCGGAGTCAGCCGTCGCAGCGCGCGTCGGAGTCGAAGCATCACGCCATCGAACACCGATCTTGCGGAACGCGTCCGCGTCGACCTTCCCGTCGCGGGCGAGTAGCGATAAGAATGCAATCTCCCGCCAGCATTGCCCGAACGTCCCTTGGCGACGCTCCGCGCGCTTGACGAGCCGATACTCGTGTTGCCTGATCGCGTCCGCAGACGCCGGATTGTCAGTAAAGAAACCAAGGTAGGTCGGCGGGATCCCAGCCTCGGCGGAAATGAGCTGGGAGTACATCTTCACTTGGTCGATGTACGGGGTTGGCGGCGCCGGGTGGAACTCGCCCACCGACGGCATTTGCCCATCCTCGGTCCTCGGGATGACATTGAAACGACCCATCGCTGCCGTCCAACCGGCGAGCCGCTTCTCGCTGGCCGACGAGTCTTCGGAGACACCGAACTGCTCCGGCTCCGCACCCAACGCATATCGCGAAGGCGCCGTATAGAATTCGCGATTGATCTCCACGCCCAGCATTGTGCGAATCGCAGCATCGGTGTAGTACATGACCGGGCGAGTAATCTCCGACCGGCCGTCGAGATCCGACGCTCGATCACGATTGACCATCCGTGACATGAAAACCCGACCCGCATTGTGATCGTCTCGAGAGATGACCTCGAGCTTTTTCGTGCGCTCGTTGCGGGCAAACCCGATGGTCGAGTTCGGCAGATACAGCGTCTCCATCTCCACCACGCCGGATTCTCCGCGAGTCTGTGACAGTCCCGCGAGCGCCCGACGCGTCCGATAGTTCCGCAAAGTCGTTGCCGAAGAGGCGGACTCCACGGTGATCAGGACATCTGGTTCACCCTGACTGGGGTCGCCACGGCCCACCGTCACGAAATCGGTGCCGGTGATCAGCGCGTCCAGATGCGCCCGACCAGATTCCACGTCCAGGCTGTTCTCACGGAAGATGTCGTCAAGCCCCATGAGGTCCTGCACCGACGTCCAGCCGAGCAGGTCGACGCGCTCCTCGAGAACGTCCGCCACTGTCCCGGGCCAGCCGAGGGCCAGGCTCAGGTCCTTCAGACCGGGAGGGACCGAAATATCAAGCTGCCGCGTTTTTTGCTTCGCCTCGTAGAAATCGTTCTTGATCTGATTCTTAGCCGCGAACTTTCGGATCTGCGCGCGCAGTTGCCCGACGAGGCGCTCCTCGTCGTCACTGAGGGTGAGAGTTCGGAGCGATAGAGCCGCGATGCCACGCCCGCTGAATAGCTGCGAAAATCCTTTCATCACAGGGTGACCGCCTTCCGCGAACGCGATGTCGCCTTGATTCCGCTGCGGATGGCAATGCGCCACATCATTCGAGCGCCAACCGCGCAGACCGCGCCGTCGATCTTTTTCTTCGACTCGCGATGCTCTTTGCCTAGTCCGACACCGATTCCGCGAGCGGGGCGCCGGCGCGCGTTCTTCACGTGCTGTTGCAAGATCTTGTCTCCGTCATGAGGGATCACGCCCGTACTCCCCTCCACTGCGCCGTTCTTCACGTCCGAGGTGAATCGCTCGGCATGCTCGATGAACACCTTCATATGAGCCGGTGAGCGCATGTCCCAATTGATCAGGTGCGCAGAGTCTCCCGACTTCACTGCGGGGAGAAGGCGTAGCTTCTGTGCATACTTCTGAGCCCAGGCGTCGGCGTAGGGCTCCCAGTAGCGCTCACCTGTTTCGTCGTCGCGAGCGTCGGAAAGATCGGCCCAGAAACCGACGACCGAGTACTTCGCGAACGTCTCGTGGACCCGGACGTCAACCGCGTCTCGATTGACGATCCAGTCCTTGTCCTTGGGGCCGCGCTGCCAGATGCCGATCCGGAAGATGTATCCGTCCGACATTCGGCACCCGACCAGAGCGGTCGCGTCATCGGACTTCGATCCGTCGAAGAACATCACGATGCGATCCCCGCGCTCGAGCACACGAGGATCAGCGTTGGCGTCCCAATCCTGAGGCACCACCCAGGCGTCCTCGGCGGCCGTGATCTGGTTGTACCACTTGCGCCTTGACTCACTAGGAGGGTTCGCAGAGTTCAGGATCGATTTGACGATGCGACCGCGCGGCTTGGTGTCGAGCCAGGTCGAATCGCCTGCGATTGCACGCACCACATCGGGTGCCGCCTCGGCGCTGAGTGGCGCTTTGGGTGGCGCTTCCAGCGAGTCGTACAGCAGACCGAAGTCCTGAAACTCCGATTCCTCACCCTGGGTCGCTTCCCATGCTTCGCGAACGACCTGCCCCACTGAACCCTCATTGGGGCGAAAGGCATTGCAGATGTCGAGCATCCGAGCGGTACCATCTTCGGATTTCGCTGCGTTGCCTTCGATGGCGCCCGCCATCTCGTGGCCGCCGTTCGATGAATTCCAGTTCTGCGTCTCGCCACGAATGATCAGCGTCGGCCGGCCACCCTCGATCGCCATCGCCGACGAGGTCACCGCTTCGATCTGCCGAGTGTCACCAAGGCCGTAGAGATTGACCTTGCCGATCTGGATGCCGTAATGCTGGCGAGTTTCCGCCGGCACCAACGACGGCAGGAGCTTCATCGTGTTCTTGGTCTGCTCCTGATTGACCGCGACGATCTGCACCCATGCGTTCGGTTCCTCACGACCGATCGGACGATCGCCGTCCCAGTGGTCGAACGTCACCTCGGCGAAACACGCTGCGAGCGCGAGACATGCCGCAACCGGATCCTTGCCCCAACCCTTCAGCCTCTGCAGGACCGCCGAGTGATAGAGGAATCCGCCGTTCTCGTCGACCGCGAAGAACCAGAGAATGAAACGGGTCTGCTCAGGAGTGAACTGCCATGGCTGACCGCGCTTGTCCCTGAGCCACTTTCCTGACCAGGCGAGGACCCGCCATCCGAGACTGGCCTCGGGCAACACCCAGCCGTTTTCGTCCCATTGCCACGTCGGGCCGATCTTCACCGGCTCCCACAACAACCCCGTTGGTGGAGTGGCGTCGTCGAGCTGCTCCTCGTACCAGGCAATGATCTCGGCGAACTCGGAATCCGCAGACTTGATCAGAGTCGCCGCGCGACTACGCGCCACGCCTGGACCACCGGGCGTTCGCCGCGGTCCTTGCGGAGGCCGAGCGCTCGCCCGCCTCCTTCTCGACATTGCCATCGTCGGGCAACTTCAACTGCCGCATCAACGACGACAGCACAGTCCGATGCTGACGCACTTCGGACACCAGCGGATTGACCACCGGCTGCCCCGTCGACCCGATCGTCATAATGTCGTCGTCGTCGAGCCATTTGACCATCGAGTCGATCAGATCAGCCTCGCGACAAGCATCTTCGAGAATCCGAAGCTCGTCCGGGCGCAACTCGTATGCACCGGAAATTCCGGACCAGAGCTTTTTTCCTGCCGCACGAAAGCCTGCCGGCGCTTTTGGCTTGACCATCGCAGACCTCCTCCTCGCTCCAAAAAACCAGAAGCGGCGCACGCATGTTTTTGACTGCTATGCCAACCGTGGGCCCGTGGGGGTGGGGGTAGGGGCATCCCCCCAGGGGTCACGGGGCGGGCCAGAGTGGCGACGCGGAGGTCACGTCAGCGTCGGCCCGGGTGTGGCTCAGCTGGTCGGAGGCGGCCGTTCTTTGCTCGTCCGGCCTGGGCTTCGCGTTGAGTTTCCGCGGCGTGACAGGGCAAACAGAGGGCCTCTCCGTTGGCGAGCGTGTCGGTGCCCCCGGACCTGGTGTTGACGATGTGATTGGCCTCGATGTCATGCGGTTGGGCGGTCGCACTGCCCTGATACCCACACCTCTGGCACCGGTATCCGTCCCGCGCCTTGACCTGCCTGGCCCAGCGTCGGTGGGCTGCGGTGCTGGTGCGGCTGTGGCCTCCGCGCTCCCAGGCCATCAGTGGGCCTGCCCATCACCGGTCAGCAGTGCGAGCCGACGGTTCAGAGTCGCAGTGAGAACGGCGACCGCTGGCTTGTTCGCTCGACATCGCTCGCGTCGGAGATGAGCGAGGTCGCCGACGATCATGTCTTCGAGTGTTGGCATGCGTTCCCGCCTTTCACTTCCGAGTTCGATATGGGCACGACGCCGGCCGCCGCAGCGATTGACCGCGACAGCCTGCCGTCGACGTGGCCCGCGTCTTCTGGGTCCTTCGGTCGGGGTCGGCTACCCGACGGAGGGAAGACCCTTGCGGTGTCGCCGATGGGAGTAGTCGCGGGCGAGCCAGGAGTCGCGCGGGATCCGGACGCGGACGGACTCTGTCACGAGGGTCCCGTCATTGGCAGCGGTGAGTTGTGGCCAACCGTCGGCGTCCGGGACGAAGCGGTCGACCTTCAACCAACGTCGACTGATCTGTCGAACTGATTCATCGAGCGTCCATCCTGCACCGGCCCCCAGTACCCGGGTGGTCTCCTCGTAGTGCGGGGTACCCCGGCGGAAGTACGGGTCAGCCTTGGTGGGAGCCAGGGCGATCCGGAGCATCCGTTCGAGTCGGCGCATGGCCTTCTCACCCTCACGTCGGGGAATAAAGTACTCCGAGAACTCAGAAGTGCTCACAGCCCGGGACTGTCCATCGACTACCTCTGTCATTGTTGAACCTTCCTCACAGTGTCTGCACGGAGTCCAACGGCCACACCCTGCGCAGAGATACGCGCCGGGATCGATGTTTGGTTGTTCGGCGGGGAAGTCGGACCACTTCGCATTCACGATCTCCACATCCGCACAAAACCCTCGATTGCCCAGCGGATCAGCTTGAGCCTTGGCGTCACCACACCACCGTTCCGCAGGTTGGGATCTAGACATGGACGCGCTCGGCGAGTGGCACGATGTACCCACCAACGAGAGAAGTGAGCTGAACCGTGAATGATGGCAAGGGATTGAAGATCGCCAATCTAGTTGCATCAGTTCTCGTCTTGCTGTTCCTGCTCGTGATGGCGTCAGGCCTGGACTGGGCTGGCAGCGGCCCGATCTTCGTGCTGCTCTCACTTGCTGTCACAGGCGGCGTGATCGCGTGGGTTGTATTGGCGATCCGCGGACTCGTGGTCAAACCAGCGCCGATCCACCACCGCACCGCGGGGACATTCATGCCCGCGGGCTGGTACCCCGATCAGCAGGATCCGTCTCAGGTTCGCTGGTTCAATGGCAGCGAATGGACCGCGGCAACATTGCCTCGGCAGTAGGGCGCAGAGGCAACGAAGGACCCTATAGTACCCAGAATGCGATGAGCGCCCACACAATTCGGGTCGCTTCGATCAGTTCGAGAATCATCGAGACCTCCTACAAGTTGGTCGACACTAAGGGGCTCGAACTCTTGATCGTCGGGGACCATCCCCACGACTGCAGCCCTGGTGAGTGGTTGCTTCCTACGTGCTGAGTCTGTGCGCGGTGTGTCCGTCGTGCCGCGCCACCGAAGGCTGCAGCGTTTTGTCGACGGCGATCCAGTCGCGCCCCTGGACGATTCACCGGTCAGTGATGCTTGGGGGATCTAGAATTGTCTGATGGAAATACACACCTTCTCGTTGCACCTGCCTGCAGATCTGACGGCCGAGGAGATTTTGGACGAAGGACGAGAGCATGCTGAGCGCGAGATTGCGCGTGAGGGTGGGACTGGCGTCGGTCTCAAAGGGTTCAGGTTCTGCGGTCAGACGGACAGTTACGACCCCGATGTACGCAAGTGTTCATTCCAATATCAGTCTGAGTGAGACTTAGCTCCCCTGGCCGGATTCGAACCGACAGCTTCCCGACTCGTAACGCCGAAGCGATTCGGACGGGTGACATGCGCCATGCGTCAGCAGGGGAATCTATTCAGTTGTTGCGGTTACCTCGTCGGGATCACCGCGTGCCCCACTGAAAGCGGGGACGATTGAGCCCGCTCAGGCAGCAACGCACTACGGCGGGGGCCGTCTTGGTGCGAGCTTGGATTCCGTATCCGGCGCGTGAGCAGAACCGGATCGGCGACTTTGACCTGAGCGGAAGATTGTGGCGTTGATTCCCGGAGCACCCGCCGGTGATGTTTCGGCTAGTGCATCGACAGACCCAGACGCGCCCCTGGATGCAGAAGGGGCGTGAGACTTACCCTTTCGGATACCTCTCACGCCCTTGCGAGCGAAGCTTAACACACCTGGCGTGGTTAAGGTTTCACGCCGCTTCTTTACTGCGGCTTCGACTCTTGTGTTCCAAATGCGCGTCGAGGACATCGCCGAATCGGAATAGCTCCGCCCGGGTTGCCACGATGCACCGTGTGCCGAATATCTTCTTTGCTCGACGAAGAGTGTTCACTCGCTCGGCCGTCAGACCCGCGTAATCCTCGCCCAATCCTCGTGCAGCCTTCGCGATCGCATCCCGATGCATCTCGTAATCGCGCGCCTCATTCACTGCATCCTCGTCGAGCTGTGGAATCACTTCCTCTCGCGGCGGCCGCAGGGTCGCGAACCCGGCCACGACGACGTTACGGATCGCGTCGAGCGCTTCTTCACCACCGGGAGTGAGCGCAAGTGCCGCGACGTTACGATCGAGCCACTCTGCCAACTCCAAGGTGCTCGGCGGCGAGAAGTGAACCGGCGCACGCGTCTCCCGCTCACGCAGTGGTCCGATGAAGCTGGCCGAGTGCGTGCAGCCTTCCGGCCAGTACCAGATCCCGCGCGGCTCACACACGAACCGCACCCACGTCGCCAGCTCGTGATGCAAGGCAGTTGCCGCGTCGGATACTCGCGGATTGAACGGCAACGGTTGTGCCTGTTCAACTCGGCCAACCCGAGGTCCACCGGACCCGAACTTCTCCTGCTTGCCAACAGCCACGTCGAGACCGGCAATGAGAGTGGGCACCGATCGCAGGATCTCGACAAGCTGCCGCTGCCCGATTCGATCAAGGTAGAAGTGATCCGCTCCAGCACCGAAGCTCAAGGTCGCCACTCCTCGCGATAGTCGGGATGGTCGTCGTACGGCACGGCGAGAAGTTGCATCGACTCCCAGAGCCCGGGAAATATCCGGATATTGACCATGCCCTGCCGCACCTTTGCCACAATCCCCCGCTTTGCCGCTACCTCACGCAACACCCGAGCAGGATCATGCCGAGCAATATGTATGAAATCCGGTTCACCGCCATCTGCCCACTCTGCCGCCCCGTGCGACCAACGGACTGCGCCACTCGCGATAGCTTCATCGTCCGCGATCCGCGCTTCGAAAAATTCGAGGAAGGCGCGGAAGCTAGCAGTATCCATGCTCATCGTTCCCCCTTGAGTGCTGATGTGGCCATTACGATCCCCGCTTTCAAGCCGTCGGACACTTCTACCCAATTCTAGCCGATTCTATCACCATACTCAACCAATCTATTTGTCTCGCAATGTCTTTCACGATCCTTCTACTACCAACAGTTCGAGCAAGTCATTCGGCTCGTCGTCCACAGGCACACTGTGGCATTCGCACGGGCAGCGCCAGATGTGCGATGGCCGGATAACGGTTGGCCATCCGGCCGGAACGGCGGTCTTTCCGTTGGGCTTGTTTCCGATCGTCACGTAACACTCGGGCGACCAGACTCCGGACTCTTGCGGTCCGCCGATGCGATGGGCGCACTTTTCGTGTCGCCCGGTCGTGCACCACCCAGAGGTCCCGTATTCACATGCGGCGACCATGTCAAAGTGTGCGGCAACCGAATCAGTCACGCTTCATCAACCTCCACCATCTCGATATTGCGCTTTACGTAATCCGAGCACCTGTTGCATCTTTCAATCACTCTGCCCAAGTGGACAATTGTCCTAAATTTGCGCGAATCACCGAAACCAAACCGAGTTCCCCATTTTCACCCTCGATCCTTTACTGTGTGTTTGCGCACCTTTTCCAACCGGTTGGAATTTATAGAGTCACTACCGAACCGCGACATCGAGACAGTCCGGACCAAACGACAGGAAAACTAATGCGAATGCCGATACGTGCTCGAAGGATCCTTCTGAGCGCCGTCACCACAACCGCCGTGGCTTCTGCCGCCTTGTTTGGCACTAACGGAATAGCGTCTGCTCAACCAGTCTCGCCCCCGACCTCGATCGTCGATGTCCAAATCATCAGTCCCCCAACACCGCCTGCCGTAGCGATCGAAACGCCAGTCGATCCAGTCACGCCAGTCGCGCCGGTGACACCGGGAGAAGGACAGGTAACGCCCCAAGCGCTCCCAGTCATCGCCGCGGCTGCTGTCGCCTGGTGCGCAAGTGGCGCCCTCGGCTCCGTCCCCGCCACTGCAATCAGCAACTTCCTCGCCGGCACGAACACAGCGTGGACCAATTACATCTACGGAGTCGTAGCTGGCTGCGCGGCAGGTAATATCGGGTCCCTTGCATGGAAGCTACTGCCGCAGTTCTTGAAGAATCAGGCGATCAATGCTGCTGTGTGGCATTGGAAGACGTTTATCGCCCGTTGGTAAGGATGGTTCATGAAAACACGCCTGCTGAAGGTTGCAACCGCATTTGGATTGCAGTTTCTGGCCTTACTGATCCTGTTCCTCGTCTTGGCGATCCTGGGGATTGACGGGACTCCGAGCTGGGTTTACGCGGCAGTCGGAGGTTTCATATTCTGCTTCGCGTTGGCCGCTCAACAGGGGCGACCTTCCGAGAAGGAATAGACGAAGGGGCGAAAGTCCCTTTCCCTGTTGGTGTATCGCTGCCATGACAGTCGGACAGCGATACACCGGCAAGGGATACACATCAAATGCGTACCGACAAAGGCAAAGCGCACTCCCGAGGAGCCCTCCCGTATGAAGCGCATCTGTACCGCAACCGTTGGCACAATGATCCTCATTGCCGGGCTTCTCGGCGTGTGGTCGACCATCTTTTTCGTCGAGTTCGTCGCCGACCATATTCTCGTAACATCCGCTGTTGCATGCGCTGCATTGATCGCTGCTGGTGCGGGTCTCATGATACGAGCTTTCTCCCGCACTGCGTACCTTCACGGAGAATTACCCTCAGAGGACTTGAAGGGTAGGAACTCCCACTCGACGTAGTCGTGGCACAAGATTGTGGCGATCGGGCCGCTCATGCCGACTTTGTATTCGCAGTCGTCGAGGATGCCTTGCTCGCCCATCGGGCTGATGCAGTCGTTGTCGAACCAGTGCTGCATCCAGCAGAGTTCGTGCGTGACTTTCGGGTGGTGGTGATCGTCATCCCAGCTCTCGCAGTCACAGGCCGGATAGTTGTGGCAGGCCGACTCGATGCCACCGTTGCAGGTGAATTCGATCCGTGGACTGTCTTCGTCGCCAGTGATCGTGACCGTGTGTAGTGCGGTCTCGCTCAATGTCATTCCCCTTCCAAAGCTGCGCAGACGGTTCGGCAAAGGTGGAATTCGCCTGCCGTGTCGCGGATGATCCAGTCGCCAGAACTGACAACCTCGTCGCCGTTCTCGGTTGCGATCCTCACGTCGAATACGTCCGTGCCGGTGGTGAAGCTGTATTCGAGAGTGAAATCGTCCATGAGGTCGGCGTTTGCGTTGGCCCACTGCGCTATCTCTTCGATCGAGGCGCGTGTCCCGTCCCACTGTTTGGCTTCCGCGGTCAACCCCGGATCAGGCGCGGTCACGACGACACCTCGGATACATGCTGGAAGCAGCGCTTGAGGTGTCGAGCGTCTTCAAGCGCGTCATGCGAGCCTGAAACCTGGTCGGGGATCTCTGGTCGCCCCAGGTCATCGAGACGCTGCTGGAAGTCCCGCGTGTACATCGGCAAGCCCGCGGGAAGGTGGATCATCTTCCCCCATAGCTGCGCGAGTGCGACATGGTCGTATGCCGCATAGTCAGCCCACAGCTCGGGGTTTGGTTCTGCGAGTAGAAACTCACGCACCTCGTTCCGGATGACCCAATTCGGCTTCACGAGAGTGGAACTCATATCGAGGCCACCCCACGAGTAACCCGACTGTCCGAATCCCTGGCGCTTCTCGACTTGCCCTCTGCTGTGTGTCGGAAGTGAGCTGACGACATTGACCATCAACCAGTCGTCTTTCCTGATTCGATCCCAGTCAGCGTCCGAGTTGACGGCGTAGTACTCACGTCCGTCTTCGCAGACGATCCCGATCGAAATCAGATCGATCGTCGAACCGTCTTCAAGGAACTCTGTGTCGTAGAAATACTTCATTTCATTGCCTCCAACGCTTTTCGGGTGTCACACGGCCATTCCTGGTCGCATTCCGTGCAGAAGTCTTTGGTGCTGGTGGTCGAGTTCTTTGGCTGGTGGTATTCGGCAGCGACTGTGATGCGTGCGCGCAGCTGCTGCACTTCGGCAACCAGGGCGGGCAGTGTGTTGACGGCGTGCGCGAACAGTTCGGCGCGAGGTTGGCGCCACTCTTCGTCGATGCCGTCGTTGGCGCTGATCATGGCGACCGATTCGTTGTCGTCGCAGATGTACCAATGGTCGCCACCTTTGACGCCGGTTGTCATGGCGACCAGGTTGGTCAGCGCAGCCTTTTCGTACAGCGCTTTCGTGTGCTCAACATCCGCCCCAGTCACGCCGCTCACCGCCGCTCCTTGTCTGCTCGGTCCAGGATTTCGAGTGCGACGATCAGTTCGGCTGCAGCGCGAACCAGGCTGTCTCGCTTGTAGAGTCCGTCGTCTGTGCTCTCGTGCGTGGCTTTGCGTGCAGCCTTGACGTGAGGGTCCACGTAGTTGCCGGGTGTCGGCAGTGGCAGCTTGTCGCGTGCGGACTGGATGTCGTCGATGATTCTGCTCATGTTCACCGCTCCTTATCCGCAACGAACGGACCTAGGTCGGGGTGTCCGTTGCCGCAACCTGCACGCCCGCAGAATGTTCCGTTGGATCGCCGACGCCATTCGAAGCCATTCCGATCCTTGACTGCGAATACTGACGCCGGCACCGCATTCAGGTTCGGCCACTCGGTTTCGGTGAGGGCGGAGGCGTCCGTGAAGTCGTGATCTTCGTGCTCGTCACAGACGAGATGATCGTCCATCTGATAACCACTTTCGCCGCAGATCTCGCATTTCTGGCAGGCCGGGCAAAGCAGTTCGACTGTCTCGATGATCTTCTGCCCTAGTGGGTGGTCTTCGCACGGTGGGATTTCCTTGACGACCTTTGTGCGTTCGAACCAGTCATCGCCTGCCATCTCGACGGCGGACGAGCTGTCGCCCCATGCAGTGAAGTCTCCGTAGTCGGCGTCTTCCTTGCAGCCGTCGCACACCGCGATGAAGTAGGTGACTTCCTTGATGGTCATGGGTTCTCCTGTGCAAGTGAGTAGTTGCGTGCGATGTTGCGACTGGCAAGTCGTGCGACGTCGTAGGCGGACCGCGCGTGTCTGAGTTGGCCGCCTCCGATTCGGTTTTCCCATCCGGGTTTGCGTCGTTCTCCGGGTGAGACGAGTTCGCCGGGGTAGGTGCCGAGTGGTTGTGACCCGTTTTTGTTCGGTCGGATCTGGGTGACGTTGACGGGCCAGTCGACTCCGAGGACTGCGCCGAGCACTTCGGCGGTGGCGAGCAGCGCGGTGGGGTCGACGGCTGCGCGGCCTTTCATGTGCCAGCTGGGTCGGGTGATGGTTTCGACAGCGACGAGGTCGACGTTGTGGATTTGCAGGAGCGTCGCGCCGGCTTCGAGGACTGCGAGGACGTAGCGCCGTTCTGCGGGAAATATCTCCCCTTCTGAGGTGATTGTGCGGTGGGCGATGATTTCGTCGCCTGAGAGGACGCAGAGCCCCGTTGCGCGTGCTCCGGGATCGATCCCGAGGACGGTTCTCACGATTCCGCCTTCGCTGCCCGGTACTTTCGAATGCCCCAGACGATCGCGTGCAGCGATCGCAGGTAGTGCCAATCGGCGTCGAGGAAGCTCCACTCCCACGCGTCGGTGAACTCGAATGTGCCGGCCTGCCGGTCCCAGTGCTGGAAGCTCATCAACGCATCCCGTGCGGCCACCGCGTACTCGGCGTGGATCAGGACGTCCTCGCGGATCGCTCGCCACAGCGCCGCGGTGTCGCCTTCGTAGCTGTGTCGGCGCTCCCAGAAGTGTTCGACGACGAGCTGGGTGAACAGCTCAGGCGAGTGGGTTCTCCATTTTGCGCTGCCCTGGATCTTCTCGCCCCAGTAGTCCGGGTTGATGCCGTGCTCGTTGCCGCACATTTCGAAGAATCCGAACATGTCCGCCTCGCGAGCGAAGTGGAAGCTCTCCACGTCGCCGGTGACGACGAGGTGGCCGGGCCAGGTGATCAGATCCCAGCCGCAGAGGCTCGTCCCTGGGCGCCGGCAACGGATGTGCCGGTACAGCTCGTCGTCCCGAAGGATCGTCATTTCGTGTTCGGTGACCATGTGGTCGAAGTTCCGTTTTGCGTCCGCGAACACGTCGCGCTTTTTCGTACCCAATGCCGACATCGATTTTCCTTCGTTCATCCACATCCACAAGTGAGGTGCTCACCTAGAGCAACCAGAAGGATTGGTATGTGGTTGGTGTTTATGGGTTGGTAAATATGGTGGGGTGACATGGGTGTCACTTAGACTTGCTCGAAATGTCACTTAGACTTTGCGAAATGTCACTTAGACTTGTTCCAAATGTCACTTAGACTTTTCGGTTTGTTTTCTGAAATCGGTAGTTATCCACAGGATTTCGAGCCTCTATCCACAGCCTGTGGAAACAATCTCTAGGTGACACCCATGTCACTTAGACTCTGCGCCATCAGGATCCAGAACAAGCCGATCGAGAACGTCTGGCGGAACCGTCAATTGGTACTCGTCCGACATCGACAGGTGCCGATTTCCCTTCTTCGAACGAGTCACGAAACCGTTGTCTCGAAGCCACCCGAGGTTCCGGATGACGGTCCGCTCCGAGACCTCCATCGTGCGGCCCAGAAGTCCGATTCCGGGATAGATCCGCGACCCGTCACTGTCCGAAAACGTCGCCAACATCAGCGCCAGATACTTCGCGCCCGAGGGCATGCTGACACGTCGGACGATGCCCTCCCAGACGAACCGATCGACCGACTGCTGCCCGTCCTCGAACTCGATCGCTGGCTCTGCCGTCATGGTTCAGTTCTCACCTTGCTCGCCCGGGCCGCCGCCGAAGAGACGGCCCGAGCCTGTTGCAGTTGGACTTACTCGGCCGGTTCTTCGCCGGTTTCGAGAAACTGGATCGTGGTCGCCACCTCGGCGCTCGTCAGATCCTCGAGCCCGGAGAGTTCCTCCCCCTGCTGCCTCTCGAGTCGACCGGCGAAGAATGCGGCCCGCTCCGACACCTCGATCCCGTGCTTGTCCAGCGCCGCGAGCAACTCCTGCAGCTCGTCCGGCGTCGCACGCGCCTCGATCGCAGTCTGCTCAGGCTCTGCCGTCACACCGAGCGCCGCAGCCAAACCAGCCGTGCCACCCTTCGGCGCCGGCACACGTTCCGACGTCACCGACGTCGACTCAGCCTCGATCACCTGCACAGCGTCCTCGAGGACCATGCCCGAGAAGTCGTTCGGGTACGCCTTCTTCCATGCCGCAGCCTCTGCGCACTTCGCGAGCTGGTTGGCCGGCATCTTCGCCCACATCGAATTCGGATGCTGCTGGCCATCTTTGGAGTACGTCTGCACGTATTCGCCGTACATCGCGACCGACGAGTACTTCACACCGTTCTTGACGACGACGTACTTTGCTGCCAGCGGCGGACGATTCGGGTCCAGCCACACGTCATCCCATCCTCCGTCGGCACCGCGCCAGAACGGACCCTCGACCGCGATGTCGTCACCAGCGAGACGCGCCAGACGGTGACCGGTCACCCGGTAGCCGTCGATCCCTGTCTGGATCGTGTACTTCATGACCCACTCTTCGTCCTGACGCTTCGCCCGCTCATTCCACACCTTGATCTTCGTGCGGCGACCGAGCATGTAGATCTGCTTCGCAAACGGATCCAGACCGGTGCGCTTCGCCTGGTGAAAGAACAGGTCGAGGTCACCCTTCGGTGCGTCCTCGACACCGAGCTGTCGGAGAGCCGCCACCTGCACATCGGTAAACGTCGACTGGGTCGGGTCGATAACGAGATCGGTCGTGTTGCCGCGTACTGCGATCTGGTTTGTCATGCTGCAGGCCTTTCGATTTCGGCCGGATCGGCCTTCGTGTTGGATTTGAGTGCAATGCCCTTACCGTGCGGGCCGCGGGTTGCGATCAGCAGTCCACCGGCCTTCGCGGTCCTTGCCCCGGCCATCGCGTCGAGCACTCGGGACTTGACGCCCGTCAGCCGCTTCGCGACGTCCTTCTCCTCGGCGACAGTGGTCAGGTAGTCGTGAGCGAGATCCGGATCGAGCTGAACCTCTCGATCATCGATGTCAGGATGCAGGCGCCGAACCGTCGCGTACGTGCTGATCGAGTCGTCGAGTTCAGGCGGAATCCCAGCGGCCAGGCTGGCATTCCATTCCCTGACGCGGTCGAGGATGAGTTCCGCGACGGCCGGATCGTGTGCGATCGTGTAGATCTTCGGCTTGCCGTACTGCGGCCACAGGACGACGTCCGACGGGTCGAGCCAGCCGGTGACGATCTGCTGCCAGATCACCTGCGCGGTGTAGTCAGCGGGCACTTCACCGGATCCGTCGTCGCCCCACTCGGCGAGGTCGCGCGCCGTTTTCTTCTCCACACCACGACGCTTCGATCCGCGTGAACCACGGGCATCGACGGTGGCGGCGTTGGGGAATCCCAGTGCGTCATTGGTGTACTGGACCTCGCCTCGCGAGAGCTTCCATCCAGGATTCTTGTATCGCCAGTACTCGGCGGCCGCCAGCTCCGCGGCATGTCCGTAATCGAAATCGTCCTGCTGCGCTTTGCCGATTGGCTCCGACGTCACGGTGCCGGCCATCTCGTGCCACAGCGAGAACTGCGACTTGAAACGCGAGATACCAAGAATCGACGGGATCTTGGACGCAGTGATTATCTTCAGCCACTCCGGCGAGCCCGGTACGGCCTTCGTCGTCACGAGACGCGAGGTCATCTTCTGCTCCGATCAAGTGTGAGGTTGTCGTGATGAGTGGCCCAGATATTGGCTCCGTACTGGACGTTCACGAGTCCGCGGTTCGCAATGTCAACGCTGCGGATGATTCCGGGCTCGGTCGCCAGAGTTGCTGGGTGCGTGTAGATCACCCGCTTGCCGACGTTCTCGATGGCTTCCGAGAGTTTCATTCCCACTCCCCCTGCATCGCCGTCCGGACATCCTCGCGACGTTCCAGCTCGACACGAGCGCGTTTGAAGTCGGTCGGATCGCTCTGGCCGCCGAACACGCAACTCGGTGCGCACGGCGCTGAACGCCACTTACCGCACGTCCCGCACCCCCAAGTGATGAAACTCGGCACCGCGGGGAACGCCGCAGGCTCGCGAGTTGGGAACTTCTCGACGCAATCCGCGACGAGACTCTCGTACGCGTGATCGACCTGCTCGCCGATCTCCTGCTCGTACCAGTCCGGGCTGTTGACCGGATCTTGCAGCGGGTCAGTCACTTCAGATCACCGAGGTCCAGCGACGGCGAAGGGAAGGTGATCCCGTACAGCCTGGGCTGCCGACCATTCGCGATGGCGTCGCGCCACTCGTAGATGTGCTCGTCAAGCACGCCGCCGTCTTGCCATGCTGAAACAAGTTCGCGAGCGGCTTGGTCTGCGAAGTCGGGATCGAGTTGCATCAGGACCGCAAGGAGCCATGTTGTGCCGTAGGTCTGGACATGGATTCCGATTCGGCCGGCGTCGAGGTATCCACCGACCTTCCTCGCGAGTGCCGCATCGAATGCAGCGACCTCGCCTACGAGTTCGTCGCGCGAAGTCCTGCGCTTCTCGTAGTTTTCGATACCGTCGTCGAGCTGGGTCGCCAGGAGCGACAGTGCGGGCTTCGTTGCATCTCCGGCCCATTCGGGCCACGGGTTCGCCTCGTCTGCGTCCTCGATCAGTTTCCTGACGACGCCGATGACGAGCTTCTTGTTGGCAGGATCTGCTAGTGGTGTCGCACTGGACCAATCGATCAGATCGGCCACAGCGTCGACGACCGTGCGATGGTCTGCGCCGCCGGTGAGGAGAGTGAGTCCGCTCGGGATGTGGGTGACGCTTTTACCCCACCCGAAGTACACACCCTCGTCGTCGTGGCGAATCGAAGGAGTGACCGCAAAGTAGGGACTACTTGTGGATTCGCCTGTGACAGTGACAGTTTTGCTCTCGTCTGCACGACGAATGAGCTTGGTTTCGACTTGAATCAGTTCGATGCTCATGCTGTTGCCTCCGTGGTCCATTCGATTCGCTTCATTGCGTTGCCCCAGCCCTCGTGATCGACGCCGTGGCCGGCGAGCTTGGCGCAAGTGATATCCGGCTGCCTCGGGTGAGACTTCTTGCATGGGACGCCGCGGCCGTAACAGAGCTGACCGGACTTCGTGCATTCGGTGTTGTGAATGTGGTCGCTCATGCCGCCACCGACTCGGCGTCGTGAAGCAGCGCGTACAGATGCGGATCACACTGCAGTGGAGTGCGGTTCGGATGGGATCGAGCCCATTCGTCGACGCGCATGGAATCCAAACGTGTCCACTCGCCGTCCGGCCGCGGCTGCCTGGCTCGTTTCTTTCGCTCGAGTTCACGCGCTGAGCAATCGAGGCAACGGCAGCCGAAGTTGTTGTAGGCGGACAGGGTGCCGTGATTCGCGCGAGGGTGAACCAGTCGACCTTCGATGAGGACGCGCTCCGCCATCCGGGCTGCGCGCTGAGTCGCGGTCGGGCGCCTCATGCTGCACTACCGATCGGGCCGAGCGAGGCCATAGCGGCGACCAGCAGGATCGCGATCACCGCCAGAATGACAGTCGCGGCAACCTTGATGCGGCGGGACGACTTCGGCGCGGGCTCCAGTCCCCATTCGGCCCAGGTGTTGCCGTCGACCAGAACCGGCTCCACCTCGTCGGCGAAGCGGACCGCTCCGTTCTCGATGGTGAGCGCGTCGAGGTCGTCGTCATGGTCAACGTCGGAATCGCCGGGCCAGTCGAAAGCTCGCGCAGTGACGAGCGGATCGCTTGGGCCGAGCACTGCGAGCGGCGACGATTCCGGGCACGTTTCAGGCTGCACCGGTGCCGTTTTGGGCGTGTTTTGGGTATGCGTCATCACAAAATGTCCTTCGCAGGAGAAATGAGAGTGCGGGAAGTTTGGGCCGGTGGCGTCGGGTTGCCGGCCATCTGGACCGGCACGGTCCTACAGTGGTGACGCCACCGGAGTTGTTGGGCTACATCGGGATAGCAGCTCGGAGGCCAGCGGCAGCAGCGATCACCCTGTCGGCGGCGACGATCCGGTCAGCCTCTGACCGTGGAGCCGACGGGAGCTCGTACTCCTCGAGGGCCGCCTCGTAGACCTCGATCGCGGCGAGCGCGCGCTGACGCTGAACCGCCACGACTGCCGTCACTTGATGTCCTCGAGCAGTTGAAACGCGCGGCTCGCCAGGCGTGAGGGCGCCATCGTCGTGGGCCGCATCGGCTCCTTTACCTCGCCGCCGTCTTCCTGTCGGATGACCGTGCACGTCACTCGGACGTGGTCGTATCGGTCGACGTCTATCCCATCGACGCGAAGGGTCCGAACATGGACCTCACGGGCATCGCGGTAGACCTGGCCGACAGCGATCCGTTCGCCGCTCGGAGTGGTGCACTCGTTCATGCTGCAGCCTCTTTCGTCCAGCGCGGAAGAACATTCGCAATGGCAGTCGCTCCACGCGGAGTAACTTTGAGCGTGTGCATCGTCTCGCCCCGAAACCGCGGGGCACGATGCTCCTCGACCGGCCGAAAGTACGCACGCTTCTCGGAACTCGCCGAGTACCGTTTACGAACCTCCTTGCACTGCTTCGAATGTGACCACCGAGAGTCCTCCTCGAAGTAAATCCAGTTCTTCTCGACGAGCTTGTCCCGCAACCACGTCTCGCCGACATTCAGGTTCGCCGCGATCGTGCGGAGCTTCATCAGATCGTTGTCGGTGACATACGTGTCGACGTAGTCAGCCTTCGGAGCCATCACCGCGACCTGAGACTGCAGCTCCGCCTTCTCCTCCTCGGCGGCAATCGCCAACTTGAGGATGTCGAGACGGGAGAGCTCCGTGACGGCGGCCGGCGCAGTCTCCGCCTCACGAGTTCGGATCGCGAAATACGCCTGGGCTGCGGCAACCTCCGACTTGCGGGGATCACCGTTCATTGCGACGAGGTAGCAAGCGAAGCGGGAGAGATGCCAGTTTGTGCGGGCGGTCTTTGCGATCGCTTCCCGGCGCCGGGAAGCGTTGCGCATGGGGTCTTGCCCACTGTTTCGCATACTGTCAACGGCCCGATCGATGGCGTCCTCGAACCGTTCCCACTTCTCATACCCGAGTAGCGGCATGAGATCGCGGGCCGACCAGAACTCCGATCCATCCGGATGGACTTGCCGAATCGAGTCGAACGGGGACTCGTCGGGGTTGAAGAGGTTCAGGTCGCTCATGCTGCACCTCCGTTGATGTGGTCGAGCAATGCCAGCTCGGCCGTTCGGGTTTGATTCTTTGCGTATGCGAGGTTGTCGTTCATCTCCGCGAGATTCGACTCCGCAGCGCGCTGAAGGCGCAGTGCTGCAACCTCGTCGACACGTGCGTCACGGATCGCTTCGATGATCGACGCGATCGCGGCCTCGGCCGCCGGGGTTGTCGACGCAGCCCCGGCGACGGGCCCGTCTCCTACAGTTGGGTCACCACAACCATCAACAGCAGGAGAAGAATCGTGGCTACGCTCGCCTATGACAGATCCATGTACAACAGTGACAACTCGACCCTTGCCTATATAAATGCGGTCGCTGACAGCCTCTTTCGTGACGGAAAGGGCTTCCATTTGGCTCTCTTCGGAACCAAGGACAACGGAGACCCCGCTCGAAACATCATCTGGATGCACCCGTCGATTCCGGTTCAATACAGGTACGACTCCACCGACATTGTCCAACTCAACGGCGAGATGTTTGAGGTCTACCTCGATTCCGCGAAGCTTCCTGGAGGAGTGTCGATTGGGGGAGAACCCCTCCCTTACTCCTTCGAGGAGGCCAACGCCAAGGCTGCACTCGAGGCCGACAAGTAAGTCGTCAGCTCCTTTACCTGCGTCGGCATTTGCGCTGTCGCAGGTAAAGGGGCTGGTCAATCCCTTCCTGGCAGGATGGCGGTCGCGCGCGGCTTGTTCGGATTCTCCAATGTTGCGCAGTCTTTCGGACTTGGTGTTAACCACATTTACTGTGTTGGTTCGGAGTGCTGCGATCACTGCCGCTGTGATGTCTTCACGGGTAAGTGGTTGTGCGGTAGTCTCAGTCATCAGATTCCTTTGCTTGGGATTCGGTTGGCCGTCATCTGTTGCTGCAGATGGCGGCTTTTTATGAAGCTGCAGCTTCCTGTTCTGCTATCCAGGCGAGAATTACGCTCTTTCGCCAGACCCTGCGGCGCCCAAGCTTGAAACTTGCTGGACCCTTTCCGATATGCGCCCAGTAGAGCCAAGTTCCCTTTGGAACGCCCGTAGCCGCTTGGCACTGAGTCGCTTGCCAGAATTCGTCGCCGTCCGGAACGGCTGCGATGGTGACGGTCATGCCGACGCCCTCATGTCGTCACGATCAAATTCGACAACTTCGCCGAGGCCAAGTCCGAATGCCTTGCAGACTCCAATTGCAAATCCCATCGACGGCGCTCGACTTCCCCGGCGCACCTCATCGAGCGTGGCGCGACTTGATCCGATCGTCGCGGCGAACGCAGAGTCGGAATTGATGCCCGCATTCCGCTTGAGGCGATCCAATAATCCGGGCTTCATTCGAGCTTCCAGCTCTTGCATAGCTGCCTCCTGCCTGGCGGTGTCTTGCTTACGATCCATAGTGAATCACACACGTGTCACTCGTGCAACAACGATTTGATTCACAATGTCTTGACTTCGAGACACCATGTGTCTCATACTTGAGTCATGACGGACATTGACCAGTGGGTACGCCGAGTTACGAGAGGCGATTCGGGTAGAAAAATCGCTAAGGCTGCGGGCGTGCATCCAGCGACCTTGAATCGACAATTGGCAGATTCGGCGCTGACTCCCGAGATGATCGTGAAGATCGCGCGCGGCTACGGCGAGTCCGCGGTACCTGGTCTCGTCGCCTATGGACTGCTGGTCGACAGCGATATCGCTGAGGTGTCAATCGAGGATGCCCTCGAACGTGCCGAAGATGAGCAGCTTATGGACGAAGTTCTCCGCCGGATGAAGGGCGGCTCTCGAGCGTATGACGCGCCTATTGGCGGCGGAGGGACAGAACCGCTCGCCGGCATGGAAGACGTCAATGTTTTTCGATTGACTCCCGCAGATCAACCGTCAGACATTGATGAAGAAGCAGACGACCTGGATCTCCCCTATGTGGCGCACGAGCCAGGCCAAGACATAGGCGAGGACGACGACGAGTCGAAGTACGATATATAGGTACCCATGGATCAGCTATACACCGCTGCAAAATCCATGGGGATTACCGTGGTTGAGCGATTCCTACCCGGTCACCAGTGGGGACGGTACATCCATTCCAAAAGGCGAATTGTTCTAAGTACTCGACTTCAGTCTCGACAAAAGGCGCATACATTCGGCCACGAACTCGGGCACGCACACTACGGCCACGAACACGACGACGAGCCCGGTTCAATCATCGCTATCCGCCAGGAGCGTAAGGCTGATGAATTTGCAGCGAAACTGCTGATTGATTCTTACGACTATGAAGTGGCTGAACGGATGTACGGGCCACACGTCCCAACTCTCGCAGTTCAGCTCGGAGTCACCGCGCCAATGATCTACGCCTGGCAATCATTGCAACGGCGAAATGCCCATCGCTCTCGGTAGCTTCTCATCCAACAAAATCTCAAAGGATTATCCATGGCCATTAAACGAAACCGCCGCGCCGGGGTCGAGGATCTTTGGTGGAAATCCGTCACAGTCAACGGCGAGACGGAGAAGGTAGAAACAAAGCTGCATGGCAAGGGGAAGCGATGGCGAGGTAGGTACGTTGACGCACATGGGGACGAACATACGAAAAGGTTTGCCCGCAAGGTTGACGCCAACGACTGGGTCGAGGAATTCACCGTCGAGCATGCGACTGGGACTTGGGTAGACCCAAAACGTAAAGCAACCGCATTCAGCGTCGTCGCGGAGCAGTGGTACGCCACGAAGGCGACGAAGGCCCCAACAACAATCGCCGGATACCGATCACTGCTCGATACACAGGTCCTCCCCCGATGGGGTGATACGGCCCTGGCGGATATTACCTACGAGGATGTGCAGATCTGGGTGACTGGGCTCAGCAAGTCCGGCAAGGTTACGAAGGACGGAACCAAGCCACTCTCGCCCTCGCGAACCATCCAGGCCTACCAAGTTCTCGACCAAGTGCTCCGCTACTCGATTCGCGCCAAACGGCTGGCCTTCAATCCCGCATCGGACATCGAATTGCCACGCAAAGCGGACCCGGACAAGCGTTACTTGTCGCACGAACAGATCCGACGCCTTGCGGCCGAATGCGGCAGATTCCACACGATGGTTCTCGTGCTCGCATACTGCGGGTTGCGATACGGCGAAGCGATCGCACTACGAGGAAAGAACGTCGACCTGAAGACATCCCGGATCCGTGTGCAAACGTCCGTCACGCGCGTCACCGGCGTCGGACTCGTCGAGGGCCCGACGAAGAATCATGCTGCGAGATCGGTACCCATCCCCAAGTTTGTCCTCGACGAACTTCGCGATCGCCTTGACGGATCCGATCCGGACGATCTCGTCTTCCCGAGCCACAAGGGCGGATGGCTTCCACTCGGAGAGTTCCGATGGGTATTCGACACCGCCGCCAAGAAGGTCAGTTTGGACGGGCTCGTCCCTCACGAGTTGCGTCACACTGCAGCATCGTTGGCGATCGCGGCCGGCGCCAACGTGAAGGTCGTCCAGCAGCTCCTCGGACACAAGACTGCGACCCTCACCCTGGACCGCTACGGGCACCTGTTCGCGGACGATCTCGACACCGTTGCGGCCGCTCTCGATGCGGCCGCGGAGGCTTCGAGTAAATCTCCTGCGTACCCTCTGCGTACCCGAGATGGTTTCGAAGGTCGACCCACCCTGCGCGTAGTGCGTTGA